ATGCCTCAGGAAGATCGCGCCTCGACGTCCGGAAACCAACGCTTCGCGAAGTGGGCAATCTTTTTAATCTTGGCGGCCGGCCTTGCTTGGCTCGGCGCCTACCTTCTCGGCGAACAGATTTACGACGCCGCCGTCCGGGTAACCCACTGACCTTCGAACTCGCGACGGAAATTTCAGACAGTTAACAGGCACGAGGCTTGCACATCTCGATCCGGCCAGGATCGCGACGTATGACGATCCGGCTCGGATTAACGGACGCCAATAGCCGGAAGCACGTCATGTCTGAAGACAATGTCATCTGGGTCGATTTTCGCCTGTCGAAGGATATTCGCTCGAAGCAGGAATTGTCGTTCGCCGAGCGGATGAAGAATTACTCGGAGCGAACCCGTGGTCATCTGCAAGCGTCAAGAACGGCGCTTGAAACGATCCGGCAGTCGCTCGGCGCAAAATGATCGGGCTCGCAGTCCGTCTACTCATCAACAGTCGTACGCTGTTGAATGTGGCCTCAGTAGCCGCTGGGCGAAGAGAGCCTTAGTTCCTCGCCGACTCTAACAGCGCATCCGCGAGAATTTGCGAAGCTCCGACCATCTCGTGCAGCCCCGTGGAGCCGCCCTTCAAAATTCCGAGCGTGATGCTCTCATTGTCTGTTGCGATGGAAGCGTAGCAAACGGCTTTGAGTTCGCCGAGTTCGGCTTTTGCAAGGAGCTCTTTGAGGCCGTTCACGAGGTCGGCCCGTTCCTGCTCGTCTTTCTTTGAGCGCTGGGAATTCAGCAGTACCAAATTGGTCATCTCGCGAACCTCTCGAAGCGATAGCTGCGGGCGCTTGAAGACTCTAACTTTCGAAATGTTGGCATGCCCGTAGGCGGCGTTCGAGGGGGGCAGCGCGAATTGCTGTGGGTTGTCGCTTCAAGTGTTACCGTCCGGACTCGCGCCGCAAGTTCGCAACGTCGGATGACGAAAAAAGTCTCATTAAATGGAACGCGGCGGCTGTGAAAATGTTCAGGCGACGCGAAGCCCGGAATTCCGGCGCCGACGCTGTGAGAGATGGCCTGCATCAGTTTCGCGGCGCGTGAGACAACGCGCTTATCAACCGACGCGGCCAGACCAGATCGCGGCACTTTGCGTTACGATTCCGGTGTTGCATGACGCTTTGGAAGGCGAGCCCGCGCCGCGTACGGCCGAGCAACGGCAGCGCGGCCCACCGGCGATGCACTGCGCCGATCGGTCCATTGCAGAAAAACCGTCACAAGGGGTTCCCACCCGGATTTTTTGTGCTATAGCCCCCGTCTGGGCCGCTCCGAAACGAGCGGCCTTACTTATCCGGATGGCGTCGCTCGATCAGCACGCCGATTGGTGACGCGGGGTGGAGCAGCCCGGTAGCTCGTCAGGCTCATAACCTGAAGGTCGTTGGTTCAAATCCAGCCCCCGCAACCATCGATATCGGACTTTGGTTCGCGCTCGGTTCCATGAGCAGCGCCGCTAGGTTGCCGACAAGCTCAAGTTTCATAGGGTCCCGGCCGGGTGTCGGGATTGCGACGACCTCGTTCACGAGTTCACGGACCAGGGCTACGGCCTTGAGACCCGCAGCATCGCCCTTGGCCAGTGCTTCATGGATTTGGGCAACGGTGTCGGCGTAGAACTTCGCCGCATTGGGGTGCAGGGCAATGACATCGGCCGCCTTGCTCGGCAGGCGCTGCTCGAGGGCGTCCTTCTCTGCCACGAACTCATTCAGCCTCGCGGCCAGCGTCCTTGGGTCGCCGCCAGCCTCAACCATCGCGATCACGCCCGCAATCTTACGCTCGACTGCAGCCAAGTCGCGCTGGACGTCTCGTTTCGTCCGCTCGGTTTCCTTCGCCAGCTTGGTCCGGTGTTCCCGGTATGCGTCGACGGCCGCAGCCACGACTTCCGGCGCCAGCAAGTACTTGCGCAGGACATCGAGGATACGGCTCTCGATTTCGTGCGTTGAGATCGTCCTGCGGTTGTCGCACGTGCCTCGGTTTCGTGACGCCGAGCACCCGAGATAGTCGCGGTGAATGACGATCATGGAGGCGCCGCAACTGCCGCATCGGACAAGGCCGGACAGCAGGTGCTTTGGGCGCCGGTGATGCGTTGGCTTGGCTCCGCCCTTCTCGTCCCGTCGGGCCGCAGCCTCTGCAAAGAGTGCATCCGACACGATACGAAGATCCAGCGCATCGTTTACAATCCATTGGTCCGGAGAATTCGGTCGGGCCTGACGCTTGCCCGTTGCCGGGTCCTTCACGAAGCGCTGCCGGTTGTAGACGATCTTGCCGATGTAGAGCTGGTTATTGATCAGGCCGTTCGCCCGCTTGCGACTGCCGATGATTGTCGAGACGTTCCAAGGACCGCCACGCGGCGACGGCGCGCGCTCACGGTTCAGGTCCGAGACGATATCGATCGGCTTCCGACCCCGAACGTACTCCTCAAAAATTCGCTGCACGATTGCGGCTTCGGCCTCGTTGATTGTTCGCTGCCCGCGCTCGTCGAGCGAAGGGACGAGGTCGTAGCCATACGACTTTCCGCCAGGGATGCGGCCGGCTTTCACGCGCCCGACCTGGCCGCGTCGCGTCTTCAGCGCCAGGTCATCGAGAAACATACTGGCAATCATGCCTTTGAGACCGACGTGCATCTTGCCCACGGTGCCATCGGCAAGCGTGATGATTTTAACGCCGGCGTATTCGAGGCGCTTGTGAATGCCGGCAATGTCCTCGAGGTCGCGGGAAAGCCGGTCGAGCGATTCCGTTAGAACGGCATCGAACCGGCCGGCGCCAGCGGCGCGCATAAGCTCTGCGAGCCCGGGTCGGTTGTGCGTTGTCGATCCGGATATCGCCGCGTCCTGAAATTCTGCGCAGACGGTCCAGCCTTGGCGCTGGGCGTGATCCCGGGCGGCGGCTATCTGGTCCGCGATCGAGCGCGGATCTTGGAGGTCGGAACTATATCGACTGTAGATTGCGACGCGCACGCGACACCCCCCCTGATTTCTGCCGCATGATCGGACTCTGCGCATTGCCGCGCAAGAGCGCGAGCAAGGTCAAGGATGATTTCGGCGGCAGGGCGACCGTATTTGTAGGTCAGCAGCATGGGATCTGCGTCGATCATCGGGAATTCCGAGAGAAAATGGCGGTCAGGCACGCACACACCTGAACCGCCCAGTCGCAGCGGGGACGGCTATCAGAAATGGTAGTTGAGGCCTGCTTTCACGGTGTCGGCGTCGATGCGCGTGCTGTTGCCGTAGACGTGGCCGACCGGCGGATCGCTGATGCTGGTCTGATCGCCCGCCTGCGAACCGAAATCGAAGTGCAGGTATTCGACCTTGATCGACAGATTGTCGGTCAAGCGCTGCTCGATGCCCCCGCCCGCGACCCAGCCGGTGAACGTGCCGGTGCCGTGGAAGACGTAGCCATCGGCTGTCGTCGATTGCGTTGCGTCGCCGTTGTAGAAGGCGAAGCCGCCCTTGCCGTAAACGAGCGTGGACGGCGTTGCGAGGAATCCCGCGCGCGCCGTGACAGCACCGTAGATGCCGCTGTCGAGAACGATCGATTGATGGTTCCCGGATTGCGACGATGGCGTGTCGAGTGCGCTGTCGAGCCCGAGGTATCCGATGTCGCCCTCGACGCCGAGCACGATGTTGCTGAGCTGCACGTTGTAGCCCGCGGTGAGACCGGCAATCACGCCCACCGGGTTCTGGTCGAACGGCCCGATGAATTTCGGATCGTTTCCCCAGTCCCTGGGGTCGTCGGTTGTCGACGCGTTGCCCCAAGCGCCGCCGACATGGGCGCCGATATAGGGGCCGGTCCAGGATGGCTCGCCGGCGAGCACGGGCGTCGCGGCGGCAAGCGCAAACGTCATGGCAAGCAAAGACCTGCTCATTGAAAGTCCTTTCGGGAAAATGTTGGCTGGAAACGCGGGGCTACTGCGCCGCCGGTGCGTAGGGCGGCGTCGTTGACGTCGAAATCCAACGCGCGGAGGAGCGGCAAGGCCCGACTCCTCCGCGCTGACCGGCACGGATTACTCCGCCGCCGTAAGATGATGACCACGATGGCGCCGAGCACGTGCGCGAGCAGCAGCACGGCGGCAAAGATCGTGATGGCTGATGTTTCCATCATGGCTCGCGGGTCTCCGGAACCTGCGGCATGACGTTGAGCAGGTTCTGCAGGCGCCCTTCGAGGTCGCGGTGCAGATTGCGTTGTGGCGCAATGGCCTTCGATCCGCGCAGGCCACGGAGAAAGCGGCCGATATCCAGCAGCAGCTCGCGCGCGACCGAATACTGACGCAGATGGCCGGCTTCATTCTGCCGAAGAACCCAAGCGGCTTTCTCCGCTGCCGCGTCCCATTCCTGAAGCCACAGCTCGGCGGCTGACGTGCTCGGTGGGTGCGGGCAGTCTCGCCGTGCGACGCCGCCGTTGTAATCGTCGTCGCCACGGCGCGGATCACGCATGAAGTCTTCGAAGGCGTCGGCGCTGGTGTCGCGGGAAGTCACTGCTTGCCTCCGTCGACGACGAGCAACGGCGTGCTCGCAGGCCGCGACAGCCGCCGCGTCATATCGAGGTCGGCGACCTCGCCGAGCAGGATGCGGCGCGCGTCGTCGGCCTGGCCGGCACGGCGCAGCGTTTCGGTGGCGTGATGGATGACGAAGCCGCAGAGCCCCGCGAGCGCCGCCGGCGATGCGGTGCCGACGTAGGTCCGCAGGCTATTCAGCGTGAGCGTGAGGATGTTGCTCGTGGGCTTCAGCTCTTGGCCGAAGTCCGGGATGTGATTGTTCTGCTGCATCGTGGCCCCGCCCTATGCGATAGGAGGCGTCATAGGATAAATCCTACGATTCGTCAAGGCGCAGGATATCCCCTACTTGCTGAGCGCGGGAATCACCGTCCATTCTCAGGCTTGGGGGACGTCCTACATGGGGTCGTTGCAGCGCATTCTTTTTGTCGATACCGAAACCACCGGCCTTAGGCGGCCGTCAGCGGCGTCGGAAGATCATGATCGCGTCATCAGCATCGGATTTTTCGACACCGATGCCAGTGCCCTGCAGGCAGGGTTCTGTCGCGGCAAATTCGGGTACTTTATTTTCAATCCACAACAGGCCAGCGCCGCTGGCGCGCGGCGCGTACACGGGTATTCAGACCGGATCCTGGCTCAGCAGGATACGTTCGCATCGTGCGCCGACATGCTTTTCCCGGCCTTCGGTTCGGCTGACTTGATCGTATCCCACAATACCGATTTCGACCGGCCGTTCGTCGAGTCCGAGTTCGCCGGTGCTGGGCGGTCGCTTCGCGGCAAATCCTGGCACTGCACGATGCAAGCTGAACGAGCGCGCGGCGGCGGTTCGGCGAGTCTCGACGCATCAATTGATAGATTGGGTATCCAACGCCAATCGGGGCGCCACGGCGCCCTCGAAGATGCGTGGCTCGCAATGATGCTCTATCTCGCTCAAAACGGTATTCGATTGCCCGACCAGCAATATCGACCGCACTGCGATCCTATGAATTATCGCGAACTCGTACGGAAAAAAGTCGCCGTCAGTTGATCTCTCGGATCACTGAGACGAAGCTTCCACGGATCACCGGCACATAAGGCAGCGTCTCGTCGTCCATTGAAATGATCTCGTTGAACTCGCTGCTGTTGGTGATCAATTTATTCGGCGGGATGAAGACCAGCGTTGCCGTGCCGAGAGACTTGGTGAGTTCCTTGCGGCTGCACAGTTGCACGGCCACGATCGTCAACGGCGGAATTTTCGCTGGGTCGCTGGCGTTCAGGTCAAAGATCATCACGTCGCCCTTCCGGATACGCTCCGGATGCTGGTCGAGCGAGGTCGATTCCTGCTTCAATGACAAATAGTGCTTCGGCATTGTCGACAGGAAGTGGCCCGGCTTCGGGACATACAGCGTCGCATCTTCTCGGAACTCGGTCGGCTGTGCCCGTGCCGCCATTTGATGTGCTGCATCGAGCAGGTCCGGGCTCATATCTAGGATCTCTGCGGCCAAAATTCGCTCCTCATAAGGGATCGATTGCTGCTTCCCGCTGATGAACTGTTGAACATAGGCATCGTTGCGTCCCAGGCGACGGGAAAGCTCCGCCATCGACATGTCTTTCTGCTTCAGCCCATCGGCTAAGTTCTTGCGAATCCGGTCCATAACTGCGGACCATGCCGATAGCGGTCTTAGATTGCGATACTAAGATATCCTATGATTCTATGTATTGACACGCAGGAAGAATCCTATGATGTGTTGTCCCCATGAACCGAACCGCTGACGAACAATTTCTCCACAGGGTGGAAACCTTTCTCACCCGAACCGGCATCGCGGCGTCACGATTTGGCGAGATGGCGGCGAATGATCGAGCGTTCATCGCGGACTTGCGTGGCACCGAGCGGGAGTTCCGCCGCAGCACCCTCGAGAAGGTCGAAAAATTCATGGATGGCTTCGAAGCCGGTGTTGCCCATGCCGGGCGCCGCCCTTCGCAAGCCGCATCAGACATCCGGCGATCAGCCGCCGGTTCGTAGTGTTTGTTGCGTAGCTTTCATCGTCCGTCTGCCAGTTGCCGCCGTCTGCTATCTCCCGGGCGGCGGCGCTGGGAGGCAAAAGGAAACCTGATGTACGACGCGCTGACATCGACGCCCGTGATCCTCGCCGCAGCCGCGGCGTGGTTCCTGGGCGTTGTTGGAACGTGGGCCTCGCCCCGTATCGCACGTCGCATTCGATTACTCAGAGAGGGCCATCTGGCACGGCTCGCAAGGCCTCCAGCACTCATTGATGACGGACCGGTGTCCAAAGCCGCCGTAGGGGTTCAGCCCGTGGCCCGCACATCCTTGCCGCCTCCTCAACAGGAGGCGCCGCCAGTGGCCGTGTCGGTCGCGACGCGCGCACCTCAGTTCGACACCAGCGGCGCGAAGGTGCTGCACCCTGCCGTGGCCGCCGAAAGATTTGCGGCATGGATGCGCGCCAACGGCGGCACGGACTACTTGTGGGTCGGCGAGCTGGACCTGAACTATCTCTACTTCTGCAAGGAAGAGAACCTCTTCCCTGTCGAACTCAAGGGGCTGCGCGAATTCCTCTACCTGCTGCCCGGGGTCTATCACGATCGCCCGCGCATCGGCGGCGCGCAATGGGAACGCTTTCGTCGTCGCATGGGCTATTGGTACGCGGACCGCGGGCTAGATCCGCCACAGCGGCCGGTCGTCGTCCGAATTTTGCCCGCAGAACTGGTTCCGGCCGCACGAGTCCGGGATTGGCCGGGCGAGGGTCGCCCCGAGTCCGGGAGCGTCGCGCCTCGCGGGCGGACGGCTGCGGTCAGTGGCAAAAAGCGGAGTCTTTCCAACGCGGACGGTCGAGTCCACGACCGTCCTGATCAGGGTTTCGGCCCGGCGTCACTGCCGAAAGCCGCGTGAGTGTGAGGGTGCGTATGTTTTGCGTAGCGGCGGCAGCGCCGTGGGGGCCGCTGCCGCCGTCTTCACCGCGCGCGTATCGCCGGTGAGCGTGTTTCTCGGGGGTTGAGTTCCAGCAGCGTTTGAAACTGACGGCGGAAAAGCATGCGCTTTTCCGCACGAGATCACTTGTGTCGAAAACGGGGGTTCCTGCACGTGTCTGTCGAGGCCATCGCCTATGTGAAATCGCTCGATCTTGGCGAGTTCGAAAAGGCGCGCCTGCTGATCTATGTCATCGGCGAAAACACGCTGAACGACGACTACACCTGTCGGATCGGCATTGAGCAGCTGGCGTACGAAACGCGCGTCAACGAGAAAACCGTTCGCCGCCAGCTCGAGAATTTGGCCAGCCGTGAGACCGCCGACGGGACACGGTGCCCGCCAATCATTTTGCGCAAGAAGCGGTATCCGGAAGCTGGCGGCCGTCTTCCGGACGCGTTGCGTCTCGTCGGTTTCAAGCGCTGGTATTTCGCAAATTACGGCGTCTCGAAACGTGCGCACAAGGCGAAATCCAACGGCGCTCCGAGCGCGAAATCTCGCGCACCCCTTCCGGACAAAATGTCCGGTAGCCCTTCCGGACTCCCTGCATGTCCGGTGTCAGCGGACAATAAGGTGTCCGTTACATATAACCGTACTTTAACCGTAGGTAGTGAAGAGGCGCGCGCGGGCGCGCCAAGTGAAGATTTTAAATTTGATTTGGAAGGGAAGGGCGTTCGCGATCGGCTGCTCGCCAAGCTTGGCGCAGAGGTTTTCCGATCCTGGTTCGCCGATGTGATCTTCCGGCAGTTCGACGCCGCGACGGCCGTTGCCGAAACCAATCTCAAATTCAAACGCGACTGGCTGCGCTCGCACTACGAGCGCGTGATCCTCGACGCCTGCCGCGCTGAGTACGGCGCCGACATCGCCCGCGTCGAGTTCGTCTGGCTCAGCAGGAAAGGCATCGCGGCATGAGCAGCCCCGCCGCCACATCGCAGAACCGGGCGTTGCCCACCGAAGCGGACGATCCGCTCAACACCGTCCTCGACCTGGTCGAAAACGCCGTGCGCTCGGCGCTGGACCTCGACCTCGAAGCACCGCTCCGCGTGCGCATGGCGCGGTTGCTGCCTGAGCCCGTCGCCGCGCCTTCCGGCCGGCTCGCGGAACGCGAGTCGGAAGGCGCAACGAAAACTCCGGAAGGCGCGGCGCTCACACCCGACGACGAGCTGAAGCTGCAGATCCTCGTCGGCGATCTGAAGCGCATCGCGAAGCTGAAAATGACCGAGCACGCGCACGACGCGGCCAAACGCGTACGCGGCTGGGCCGAGCAGCAACTCGACGCCGCCAAACAAGGGAGGGCCAAGGCGTGACCGACGTCAGCGACAAGGACTGGAATGCACTGCGCCTCGCAACGGCAGCGGCCTTTCTGAAACCCATCGACGAGTGGCGCGACAACGTGAGCGGTAAGGACCCGAAGCTGGCGATGGCAGCGCTGGCGATGTTCGTCGGCCACATGATGGCTGGTCTCGCTCTCGAGCTGGGCGTCGCCGCTGTGATCGATGCCGAGCAGGTCGGGGGCGTCATCGGTGATACGATGGCCGAGCAGATCGCCTTGATGCGTTGCCCCGAAGACGAAGGGGTGACGCTGCAATGATAACCGCAACCGATGCCATTCAGGATGCGACGGACGATGTGCTCGCCCAGGCGAGACCGGCATGGCTGTCCAAAATTAGAGAGATCGACGCCGATCCACACACGGCGCTCGCTCTCCTTGCCCTGAACTTTGGCGGCATGCTCGCGGACCTCGCTCTGGATCTCGGGATCGCAAACCAGGTCGTTCCGACGGCGATCGGCGATCTTGTGACGCGAGGCTGGGAAAAACAATATCCGGCGGAGGACTGGAAATGATCCAGACTCGCGTCGTGATCCTTTGCGCGCTGGCGGCATTGACCGCGCTTCGCGCCGTCATCGACACCGATCGTGATCTTGCCGTGACGCGGCTTGCCTTCGCGGTGTTCTGCCTCGTCGTCGCCATGCTCACCGATCGCATCGGGAGGGCTTCGCGATGACATTCCGTTCGATCTATTGGGACGGCGACCAAGCCCGTCTCAAGAGTTTTTCGGCGACATCAAAATCCGGGTCGTGCTCGGTCATCAAAATCGAAATCGAGGTGCGTGATCCCTTCCGTCTCGGATCGATGCTGCAGGACCTCGAGGAAATCCGCCGCGCGCAGGTGGCAGCGGCGCGCCCTTCATCGGAAGCGAAACCGAAGCGGGGTGCATCGCGCCGTCGGGAAATCCCGGTCGGTCCAGCGCCGCTGCTCCTGACGTACCGGGAGGACTGACGGATGACCGACCGCAATTCCTGCGCCGCGTGCGCGCATCTCGCAGCCTTCAGTCCGGCAACGTGCGGACGGTTTCATGATCCGCTGACGCATCGTCCGCGTCTCGCGCAGCCGCTGCGCCAGCCGGACGGTCCGTGCGGTCCGAACGGTTCGGCGTTCGAACCTGCGCCGGCGCCGACCGCCGTCGTTCTCGATCTGCCCATTCCGCATCGGGTGAGCGCATGAGCAGCGAACGGTTCGCGCCGCCCCGCACCGAGCCGCCGATCGGCGAACAGATCCGCGCCTTGCGGGCGCGCGGCTGGTCGGACCGTTCGATCGCCCGGCACCTGAACGTGCCGCTCGATGCCATCCGCGCCGCGCTCAACATCCCGACGTACGGCCCGGACGGCAACTACCGCATCCCAGTCGTGGAGATCGTGAAGGCATGAAACCGGGTCTGATCATCGATAACTTCGCGGGCGGCGGCGGGGCGTCGCTCGGTGTTGAAATGGCGTGCTGGAAGGGGCCGGATATCGCGATCAATCACGACGCGATCGCGCTGGGCCTGCACGCCACCAATCATCCGCATACCGAGCACCACGTCGAGGACGTCTGGGCCGTCGATCCGCGCGCGGTGACGAAGGGCCGGCCGGTGTCGCTGGCGTGGTTTTCACCGGACTGCAAGCATTTCTCGAAGGCCAAAGGCGGCAAGCCCGTCGAGAAGAAAATTCGCGGACTGGCTTGGGTCGTGATCCGCTGGGCCGTCGCGGTGAAGCCTCAGCTCATCATCCTTGAGAATGTTGAAGAGTTCCAGGACTGGGGACCTCTGGGTCCGGACAATCTGCCATGTCCGGAAAGAAAAGGCCGGACTTTCCGGCTTTTCGTCGAACGCTTGCGCCAGGCCGGGTACGAGGTCGACTGGCGCGAACTCAAGGCCTGCGACTACGGCGCGCCGACAATCCGCAAGCGCCTGTTTCTGATCGCGCGCCGGGATGGACTGCCGATCGTCTGGCCGGAGCCGACGCACGCGAAGCCGGGTTCGCTCGAGGTCGGGGCCGGACTGAGAAAGCCGTGGCGGACGGCCGCCGAATGCATCGACTGGTCGTTGCCCTGCCCCTCGATCTTCGGACGTGGGCGTCCGCTCGCCGAGAAGACGATGGCGCGTATCGCACGCGGCGTGCAGCGGTATGTCATCGATGCGGAGCGGCCGTTCATCATCAACCTGACGCATGGCGGCCGCGTCGAGGACATCGACGAACCGTTCAAGACGCTGACCGGCGCGCATCGCGGCGAGAAGGCGCTCGTCGCGCCGTTCCTTACGAAATTCCGCGCGAACAGCACCGGACAGTCGCTCGATGATCCGATGTGCTCAGTCACGGCAAACAGCTTCATCAAGCGGCCGGGCGGGGCGCCACCAATCGGCTTGGTGGCGCCGTTCTTCGTGCCGCGCCACGGCGAGCATGCGACGCAGGAGCCGCGCTGCCGCGACGTCGAGCAGCCGATGCCGACGGTCACCGCCACGGCAAACGGCGCCGGGCTCGTCGCCGCGTTCATGGCGCAGCACAACGGCGGCATGGTCGGTCATTCGCTCGAAGAGCCAGTCTCGACGCTCACCGCAAAATGCAGCCATCAGCAGCTCGTCTCGACGTTTCTTACGAAGATGTACGGCAGCTGCAAAGACGGCCAGGACATGCGCCAGCCGTTCGGGACCGTCACGGCGCAGGGCCAGCACCTTGCCGAGGTGCGCGCCTTCCTGATGAAATATTACGGCACTGGCGGGCAGCATCAGGGCTGCGATGAGCCGATGCACACCGCAACGGCAAAGGCCCGTCTCGGCCTCGTGACCGTCGCCGGCGTCGACTACCAGATCGTCGACATCGGCATGCGGATGCTGTCGCCGCGCGAGTTGTTCCGCGCTCAGGGCTTCCCCGACAGCTACGTCATAGATCGGCTGCCGGACGGCACGCCGATTTCGAAGACGGACCAGATCCGGCTTTGCGGCAACTCCGTCTGCCCGCCGCTCGCGCGCGCAATCATTGCTGCGAACTTCGGGAACCAGGTCGTGCGTGAAGGCGGGAGGGTCGCAGCATGATGTTACTCGCCTTCAATCCAACCAGCGTCGGCCAACGCATGCGCAACCGCTCTGCGGATATGCCATGGGTCGCGAGAATTTTCGATCGCAGAGCCGGCCGTGCGCCAAGCGAGGCTATCTTGGGTGGCGGGCAGCGTCTTCACGTGGGCCTCGAAGAAAGTCCGCGCGTCGCCGACCGTTCGCAACTCGGAAGGAAAGCCGTCAAGAGATTTCAGTTTGATCGCTGTTTCGAATTCCATTGGTTAGACGCCTCGCATTTCGGTAGCGCGCTAGCTGAGCGCAAATACATCTTATCGGGTTTACCGCAGTTCGTCGAACGCTCGGCCCTTCCCTTCCTCAGTACGATTGCGGAGGTGGCTCAGTGACCCTCCACGTCGAACCCCTGCTGTTCTCCGAAGCCGAGATGCGCGGGTACTGGCCTTGGCCGCATCTGACGGCCGGAGCCTACGACTTCATCATGGCCGATCCGCCGTGGCGGTTCGAACTCTACTCCGAGAAGGGCGAGGAGAAGTCGGCGCAGGCGCATTATCGCACGATGACGATCGGCGACATCCGCGCGTTGCCGGTCGCCGGTCTCGCGGCGGACGATTGTCTGCTCTGGATGTGGGCGACGGCCCCGATGCTCGACGAGCAGATCGGGGTTCTGAAAGCCTGGGGCTTTGAATTCAAAACGTCCGGCGTCTGGGTCAAGACGACCGTCAACGACAAGATCGCATTCGGGACCGGCTACGTGCTTCGCAACGCGCACGAGCCTTTCCTGATCGGCACGCGCGGCAATCCGGAGACGGCGCGCAACGTGCGTTCCGTCGTCATGGGGCGCGTTCGTGAACATTCGCAAAAGCCGGAAGAAGCCTATCGCGCTGCTGAGCAGATGATGCCCGGCGCGCGTCGCGTCGAATTGTTTTCCCGCACGAACCGAAAGGGCTGGGACGTGTGGGGGGATGAAACAGGAAAGCTCGGCGAGGTGTCGGCATGACGCCTCTGATGCACAGCCTCGTCGTTTGCCTGCGCGCCGGACGTTTTCCGCTCGAGGACGAGAAAACGACGCAATCGGCAATCGAGCAACGACTGCGGTCTCACGGCTTCGGCTGCTGCCGTGAGCAGCGGATCGTCGGCGGCATCATCGATTTCCTAGTCGATGACAGCATCGGCATCGAGGTCAAGATCAAGGGCCAGCCCTCGGCAATCGTCCGGCAGATCAAAGGCTATACGGCCGAGCCTTCGATTTCCGGAATCATCCTCATCACGTCGAAGCCGGTCCCTCTCTGCCCGACAATGATCCGCGAGAAACCGATCGTCGTCGTCGACATGGCGAGGGCCTGGTTATGACGGCCGCAAAGCGAGAAATTATCGACAAGATCAGGGCGCTTCGACGGATGACCGTCGATAAAGGTGCGACTGAAGCAGAAGCCGAAACCGCGCTTCGGATGATCTCGAAGCTGATGGCCAAACATCAGATATCGGAGACCGAAGCGGCTACGCCAGAAGCCGGTGCTTTTGAGCGCAAGGATAAGCCTATGCGCGGTGTTGCGCCGACGTTGTCGCGAACGCATCCGACGCGGTTCGCGGCTTGTGGAATCGCGGCCTATACGGACACCGAAATTGCGTTCGGCTGGCAACGCCTGATCGTGGTCGGCGCCGCGCACAATATAGAAATCGCGGAATATCTCTGGGAAATGCTGGTGTCGTTGATCGACACGGCTTGGAAGGCCAGACGCGCTGCAATGCGCGCTCGCTACGAGACGTTGGCTTCAGAGGCTCGCGAAGGCCGTCGGGCAACCATAGTTGCTCGATCCGTCTACGAGAAGCGCATCTCCAAATCGGCGAAAAGCTTCAAGATTGGAATGGCAATACGCCTGGGCGAACGCCTCGCAGACATGGCCAGCGCGAGGCATCGTGACGTTAGTGCTGCCACAGGTAAGGACGTTGCTCGTTCAACGTCGACCGCGCTCGCAATTGCGTTGCGTCAACTTTGCCCGGACGCGAAGGACCCGCGAAAAGCGAAACCCATTCTGGTGATTGGGGACGAGCTTGCGCGCGGAGGAGAGGCCGGATCGAAAGCTAACATTCATCTCGGTATTGCCGCGTCGACTGCAGGCACACGCATGATTGGGGGAAAGGCATGACCGCCCCCCTGCTCGCGCACAACCGTACCTACGGCGCCATCGAGTGGAACGGCAAAGGCTGGGCCATCACGTCGATCGAGCCGCACGTCGCGATCCGTCTGAAACAGGTCTTCGCGCGCATCAACAAGACGGCGAAACCGCCGTTCGTGCTGACCGGCGGTCCGCAACTCGACGCCGACCTGAAATGGTTCATGGATCGCTATCCGCTGCGGATCTCCGCAGACGATGCCGAACGCATGGGCGGGCGAAAGATGCTGTTCGAAACGCAGCAGACTGAGCTTGGCGCCATCCTCGCTCCGAACTGGATGCCGCCGGCGTCGGTCGGCTTCCGCGGCAACATGCGGCCATACAGCTATCAGGTGCAGGCGGCCGAACTCGTGCGCCGCACCGGCCGCCTGCTGCTGATGGACGAGATGGGCCTGGGCAAGACGGTGTCGGCGATCGCCGCGATTGTCGCGCCGGACTATCTGCCCGCGCTCGTCGTTCCGCAAACGCACCTGCCTGGGCAGTGGGCTGAGAAGATCGGCGAGTTCACCGAGCTTCGCACGCACATCGTCAAGCGGACGACGCCGTATCAGCTGCCGCCCGTCGACGTCGTCATCTGCCCATATTCGAAGCTGGCGGGTTGGATCGACTACGCCGAGACCGCCGGCTTCAAGTCCGTCGTGTTCGACGAAATTCAAGAGCTACGCTCCGGATCGACGACGGCGAAAGGTGCGGCCGCGCAGGCCTTCGCGCGCCTGGCTCAACTCGTGCTCGGTCTCTCGGGCACGCCGATCTACAATTACGGCGAGGAAATCTGGCGCATCTGCGATTTTCTCGAGGAAGGCTGCCTCGGCGATTGGTGGGACTTCATTCGCGAGTGGTGCAAGCCCGGTCCGGGCGGCAAGTGGCTCGTCAAAGATACCGAGGCGCTGGGAACATTCCTCCGCGAGTCGCACCTGGCGCTTCGCCGGACGCGCACCGACGTCGGACACGAGCGCAAGTTCGCCAACACGATCATTCACACGATTTCGTATGACGAGAAGCCGCTCGAGGACCGCGCGGCGCAGATGGCGCAGCTTGCCCGGCAGGTGATCTCCGGTTCGTTCACTGAGCGCGGGCAAGCGGCGCGCGAATTCGACATGATGATGCGGCACGACACCGGCGTCGCGAAGGCGAAGCACGTCGCCGCGTTCGTCCGCTTCCTGCTCGAAGCGAAGCAGCCGGTGCTGCTCTGTGGCTGGCATCGCGACGTCTACGACATTTGGATGGACGAGCTTAGCGAGTTCAATCCGGTGCTCTACACCGGCTCGGAAAGCCCGCGCCAGAAGGCCAAAGCCGTCCAAATGTTCATGGATGGCGCATCGAACCTGCTGATCATGTCGCTACGTTCGGGCGCTGGGCTTGATGGACTGCAACAGCGCTGCCGCACGATCGTCTTCGGCGAACTCGATTGGTCGGGCAAGGTGCACGAGCAGTGCGTTGCGCGCCTCGATCGGCCGGGACAAGAGCATCAGGTCGACGCGATCTACCTCGTTGCCGACGGCGGCAGTGATCCCGCCGTCATGGGCGTCATCGGCCTGAAGAATTCGCAGGCCGCCGGCATCGTCGATCCGCTTTCGGAACCGAAAGAGCAGAACTCTGACGGCACGCGCATCCGTCAGCTTGCGGAGCTTTACCTGCAAGGCAAGAGCCATCTCGCGGCACCGCCAGCGAAACCCGAACCCGTATGCGTACCCGAAGACCAGCAAGCCAGCATGTTTTGAAACAGGGGAACGATCATGACACCAGAACAGCGCACACAGTTCATTGCCAACGTCCCGGACGCGGAGGCGCGGCGCGAAGCGGAGCGGCTTTTCCAAGCTGCAGAAGACGCATGGGACAAACTTCGCGAGGCTTGCGGTAGCGCACATATCGATGTCGATGGTGATGTGATCGAAAATCATGGCGATCCGGCGATCGTTGCCCTCAACGACGCCTACGACAAAGCTCATGCGAAATGGGAGGATTGTGAAGAGTATGGCCCGGTCGTGACTGACGAACTCGACGCGCCGACCCGCTGCGTTCTGACTGGATTTCTTATCCATGAAGATGACGGCGTGCTCGTCGATAGATCGACGGGAGAGCAGATACTCAAGACGGCCCTCGGTCTACCGCTATATGCCGTGACCGGTGAATTCATCTCTCCGTCAGATGAAGCCGATGCGATGGCCGCCAGCGCCGAGGCCGTCGCCTGATGTCCGACGAAACCCTCACCCTCGGCGCGAACGCCAACGCGGATCTCAAAGGCCGCGCCGAGGAACTTGCGGGCGTGCTCGACGACATCGCCGAGCTGCAGGACCGCGCCAAGGAGATCAAATCCGACGCGAAGGCCGAAGGCTACGACATGAAGGTCTTCAACCAGGTCGTCAAAGAGAAGCGCCGCGGTGCTTCATTCCAATGCAGCCAGCTCGAGATGGAGCTGGTGCTCGACACCTATCGCTCGGCGCTCGGCCTGCCCGTCACGCTCGAAGACGCGCAGAAGCGCGCCGCCGAGGACGCGGGCGAACTCCCTGAACCGAAGAAAGAGAAGAAAGCGAAGCGGGGCGGCGACGTCGTCCCGTTCAAGGGCAACAAGGATCTGAACTGATGGATCAGCTTCCAGAATTCGCCTTTTTGTTTGTCGGGGAGGCGAAGTGATGGGACGCCTCTCTGATCTCGCGCGGGACGATCGCGGCGTTGCGCCCGGTGCGACGCTCGTATTGCTCGTCGACGATTACGGCCGCGAGCATTGGCTGATCGACGTCGGTGCCGATGAACTCGAAGGCAAGCTGCAGCTGGCTGATGGGCCGATGACGTACTGGATTCCGCACGCCGTCGCTGACACGTGGACGTGTATCGGAGGAATCGACCCCGGCCGGGGCGATGATGGCGACGTCCTCTTTGAAGGAGAACGGCTGCCATGATGTCGCCGATCCTTCTCACCACGGAAGCCGTAGCGAGTAGGGCTCCTGCCGACGTGTTCGAGGGCTTTCTCGACAGTCGGCCGTGGATGCCGATCACCGTCGAGCCGCCGCACAACGTCGAAATCGAACTCCAGTTTGGATACGCCAAGGCCGATGGATTTGCGCATCGCCGATTTCTGAGCGGGCGACTGACGTTCTGGGTTTGGTTCGGATTGACCTGCCGTTGCGTCGAGCCTCGCGGATGGAGGCCGAAGGCGTGAGCGAGCCATCGACCATCACGCGCCAGCGGCCGGCCGTCGGGGAATTCATCATCGAGTCCCTGCCAGTGAACACGCGCGCGCATCTCTATGCCCGCACGTGGGATGGGCACGGCTACTGGCGCTGGGAAACCGGCCGCCGGCGGAACTACAAGACGTTCTTCCGCTTCAACCGCTTCGGCGTGCCGGTGAAGGTGCCGGAGATCGACTGGCCGGAAGCGTGGACGCCGCTGAAGCCTATCGCGCGCACGCCGTCACCGCAGCCGCTGCGGACCGCCGACGCGCCGCCGCCCGACGTCGCCGCGACACTCGAAGCCTTCAACGATCGCCTGATCATGGCGCTGCAGGTGCACCTCGCGCTGCCGGACGAATTGCGCGCCATGACCCGCATCCGCGTCTACGGGCTCGTGACCTGCGCCGGAGCTGGGGATTACGCGCCCGGCATCGACACCCGGTTTCGCCCATCGCGGGCGCAGCAGGAAGACAGCGAGCGCGTGCTCGTCTGGTTCGCCCGTCTAGCGCCCGAGCAGCAGGACCTCTGCTGGCTCCGCGCCAAAGGTTTTTCGCTCCGCGCCATCTCTGAAATGCCGCCGTACAAAAAGGGGAAGCACTATGCCGCCAAAGTCCGCACTCTCTACAACCGGGCCGTCATCGACTGCTATCGGCTCTCACTCCAGCGGTGAGACCACGCTCAGCAGAGAGATGAAGGCGGCGCTTTCAGCGCTGGGCCTGCATGCGATCGCGGCCATCGCCGAGAGCGACACCTTCATGAAAGTGATTTCGACGAACGATCCGGAGCGCGAACTCCGCAAGCACCGCAGCGCCAACCCGCGCGTCGAGGGCATCGCGCTGACGCTCTACGCCAACAACGAGATCTTCACCGAACGTCTTATCGCCAGCGCGCTCGCTACGCTGGAGCGCACCGGAACGCGCCGCGACGGGCGTTGGGTCGGGTGCACGGCGGAAAAGCTCGAGGCTGCGCTGACGGAAGCGGCGGATATCCTTCACGTGCGGCTGCTGACGCCGGCCGCGCGCCTCGCGATGGCGCAGCACAAACTCGACAACGAAGCCGGGAGACGGTGATGAAAAGGCAAGAGGCCGAATCCACGTTCGTTCGGTTTTTCGAACAGGCGTCGTTCGCGATGGGCTTCGTCATCGAAGCCTGGGCGCTCTTCCACGCGCTTAGCGCAGCAACCTACTCCGAAGGCGCATTCTACTTCGGGATGGCCACTTACGTTGCCGTCTTCGCGGTGGCGTGGCGCCAGATCGCGAACGGGCACACGATATTTCCTCGGCGTGACGCCGCTCCCTCGGAGAACGCGCCATGATCGCAGCCAACGACACGACGGCGCCGCGCTGGAAGCGCATCGCTGTTCCGAAGCTTTCGCCCGCGCGCCGGTTCGCGTTTGAGGAAATCGGCCCGACGGCGCTCTGGGTGGCGGCCAATCTCTCCGGTCCGCAACAGCGCTACTGGGGCGACAATCAAGGCGGCTGGCCGATCCTCATGGGACTGACGCAGTCCTGGGAGGACCGCAAAAGCCCGGTCCTGTCTGCGAACGAGCCCTACCAGGACCGCGCGCTGATCCTGCGCTTCTGGGCTGACGATTGGAACAGTGCCGACCGGCTCTGGCAGGACACCTACGGCAGCCTGCGCGACTGCTTCGACGACGGCAAGGGCGAGTGGATGAGCTTCACGACGGAGGAAGCAGCGCCCGGCCTGGTCGAGACCGCGATCCGCGCGCACGCCAAACGCTGCAACGTCGAAATCTGGACGGACGCGGAACTGCTGCGCCGGATGGACTGGCTGATCGCAATGGCGACGAAGGTGGAGGGGTGAGGGCGATGACGGACGTAATGAAGATTTCTCGCGATGCGCTCGAGCAAGCACGCCTTTACATTGAAGGCGATGAGGAAACCCACGGCCGCCAGTTTGGCGATGGCAACGCAGTGAGATCTGCGCTCGCAAAAATCGACGCCGCTCTCTCCACCCTCCCTGTAAACGATCGGCATCATTCCGCGTGGATCGTTGGCAATGGCAGAGGCACCGAATGGCGTTACTGGACCGACTTCGGACCGGCATGGACACCTGATCGCGAAAAGGCAACGCGATACGCCCGCCGCGAGGATGCTGAAGCCGTCCACGCTGCTGATGAGGATGCGTGGACCGTCGAGCCTTACGTCAGTTCGGCGGGATTTCCGCGCAACTCGGAAAGTGACCGGCAGACATCAGATGATGTCGGGATATTGAGGGAGGCTCTTGAGCCGTTCGCCCATTTTGGGTTCTCGGCGGAAGACGGTACAGACATTCTCGATGCGGCAATTCGAGAACGCGTTACCGATCACTTTGCCGAAAGCGAGTTCTTGCGAGCCCGTGCCGCTCTTAAAGGCGCGCCTCAGCCTGCAAACTGGCCAATTGGCTACCTGTATTTAAATCCCGATACCGGAACGGAATTCTCGGAAAACCATCCCGTTGAAAGCGGCGAATGCGACGACGCGGAGAATATTCTCGAGGCGACGGCCGAAGCGTTGCGCGATGCGCTGCTTGAGGCGTGGCGCGAGCGAGAAGAAGCTGAGACTGACAGTGCGAAGTCCAACGCGAATGTTTTCGGTATCTCCAACGCGCTCCGCGAGATCGAGCATTTGACCAAAAATGCCTTGGCCCGTCTCTCTCAGCCTGCAAGCGAAGCGGGGAAGCTCAGCACTGACGAGGTGACGTCGTGAGCGATCGGCGCAATAAAATCCGAGACATCAGCGCACGAGAGGCAGAACGCATCCTTGGGCATCGCGTTGATCGGCGGCGCAAATACGCTTTCGATCCGAAGCCAGCCTACGGAATGCCCTGCGTCCTCCAGATTGTACGGTGGACTGACTCATGCTCTGGCTGCTTCGAAGGCGGCGAATACGGTGGCCTCGCGCACAATTATGACTGGGACGACAGCGCACAATGCCGTGTCGGCATCGGGTGTGACGAGTGCGGTTATTCCGGGAAAGTGCGCCGCGAAGAATGGGTGCCCTATTTGCCCGAAGCAGGTCGCGCTGCTCTCAGCACTGATGAGGTGCTGTGATGGCCGTTATCGCATCAATTCGTGACAAACGCGGAGCGGTTTCAATCCTTGATTGGGTGCGCGCTTGCGGCGGTGCCGACACAGTGGATATCGCAGCCCGCTTCGCGATGTCCACCGACGCCGCGCGAAAGCACATGAAGCAGCTACAGCGCGACGGATTGGTCAGGTCACGGCCAGATACATACAGCTTTAGCGGGCGGCAAGGTGGGCCAGTATTGATGTGGGAAGCTCTCAGCGCCCCCTCTACAGATGCAAAGGATCAGCCATGAGGCTTGAAACCGGAGTGGTCCAGTGCGGCGATGACTGGCCCGGGATATTCATTCGCGGAGATGACGCCTTCGCGCTCGTGCAAGCATTGCGGCACGTGCAATGTGCGTTGCCAGAAAGCGCTGATTTCTACATGAAGCTCTCTGCGTTTCAGGTCGATGGCTTGGTGAAGTTACTCCTGCGATCCAACACGCACGCCGAAGGGCACGCCGTCGATCAGATTGTGCATTTGTCCGACAGCGCCCCCTCTACAGATGCAAAGGTGCGGGGATGACGTGCGAACGCTGCCAAGGGAACGGCGAGATTGTCACCGATTGGGATCGGTATTTGAACCCTCGGACCGGCGACAAAGGTGATGAAGCCGTAGCCGAGTGTCCCGATTGCGGAGGCAGTGGCACGGTTGAAGCCCCCTCTACAGAAAAGGTGCGGGGATGAGCAAAGCGCCCATAAACTCCGATGCCGCCGCTGCTGCCGCAAGTGCCACGGGATTGCGACCGGATCAGATTGAGCGCGCCGTCGCCGAATACCGCTCGGCCGCCGAAGCATTGCACGTTGAGCCGAATTGGCAGGCAATCATGCACATGAGCGGAAATGGAATAGCGATCGCGCAATACGTGGACCCTGCTGGCGAAACCAAGGTCACGTTACAAATCGACAGCCACAAGCATCGTGGGAATTGGGTGCAGGAACGGGCGTTCGTGCTGGACGGCACCGCATACGAAACATTCGGCGAGGCTCGTGCTGCGGAGCTATTGCGGAACGCGACGTTCAAACCGGCGGTCGTGCGCCCCTCTACTAATGGAGCGGTGAAGTGAGCGAGACACCTAGCAAAGCGGTCCTGCGACTGCAATCGAGCATCAAGCAGCTACAGATACTCAAAGGCAGCGCGACGGCTGGTGAACTAGCACAATCGTTCGCACTGGACATCGAAACCCATGAATTGGCGCTCGCCGAGATCACGTCCCTTCGCGCTCAACTCGATGAGGCGAGAAAGTTAGGTGGCAAGCTCATTCTCGATGCGTCGCGGCAACTCAACGAAAAGGACGATGAAATCAAACGTGCCGCCGATGAGGCGAGGCGTAAGGCGATAGAGGATGTCATCACCGCCATTCTCGAAATGCCAGTTATCGTTGGCGAACCGCACGACGAAACGCAAAAGATTATGCTGTCGTCGCCGCCGGAACTCATCGCCGAGGCGGCCGGGAATGTCACAAAAAACCGCGCCGTCAAATTAATCCACGCCCTTCTTTCGGAGAGCAAACCGTGACCGATGGAATGACGATGATGAAAGGCGATTTGTTCGGGGCCGGGGTGCCAGCAAGTGAGAGGGAGACGATCGTGGCGGAATGCATACCGAGCGCGGCGCTGTCGCAGCACGCCGCCATCATCGGCAAGACCGGCAGCGGCAAGACGTCGACATCGAAACTCGCCGTCGAGCAGGTTGTCGCCGGCGGCTTCCGGGTCTGCATCCTCGATACGATCAAGTCGGACTGGTGGGGGATCACGTCCAGCGCCGACGGCAGCCAGCCCGGCCTTCCATTCAAGATCCTCGGCGGGCCGCGCGGGCACGTGCCGCTGCATTCGTCCGCCGGTTCGGCCATCGGCCAAATCGTCGGCTCCGGCAAACTGCCGCTGTCGATCCTCGACATGGCTGAGCGTTCCCCAAATTCTCGACGTTCGACAACGCCGCGACGCCGACGGACGATGAGGAGATCATCGACGTCCAGACGGCGGCCGTAGATCAGGAGGAATTGCGCGCGATCATCGGCGAGGCGCTGGAGGACGCTGAGGAGAACGATCCGAAGCGGCTCAAGGCGAAGGTCGCCGAGCTTGAAAAGGAACTCGCAAACGCCGGGAAGGCGGCGGCGCCAGACCCGCGCGCGCTGCGCGAGGCGGAAGAGCGCGGCCGAGCTGCAGCCGGTGAAGAATTCCGGCGCGTTGGGCAGTCGGAAGGCTACGGACGCGCCATCCATGATGCCGTCTCGGCGTTGAAGTCACTCAGGCCGAACGATGTAGGGCCGGTCGACGCGGCGCCTGAGCCGGCCTCGCGCATTGCGACGGTGCAAGAAGAGCGCGCGCCTGCGTCGGGCCCGGCTTCATCGACCAGCTGTTCGCTTGGCAAGGCGGAGCGGCTCGTCCTGACGGCGCTGGCTCAATATCCCGACGGACGAACGAAAGTGCAGGTGGCGCTTCTGACTGGCTACGCTGTCGGCGGCGGGGGCTTCAAGAACGCGCTCGGCGCGCTGCGGTCTAACGGGTTCATCGAGGGATATGACATCCTCGTCATCACGGCGGGCGGGCTCGATGCGCTGGGACCGTTCGAGCCGTTGCCGCGCGGGAAGGCCCGCGATCGTGTCATCGAATAGAGATTGCACATGCGCCCAGATGTAGCCTCTGGCCCTCTTGCCGAAAAGGTATCGTTCTCGTTATGTTCCGCCCTTAACCCAGGGAACGAGGGGCCGGACCTTGAAGATTTTTCTCGACGACGACGATGCGCCGAACCCGGCCGATCGCGAGACCGCAGTCCGCATCGTCACTGAGATCATGCGCAACGATGTGATGTCGCGCGGCACGTTTCTGATCGAGGGATACAGTTCCGCGCGCCGCATTGCGCAGGCCCTGACTGCCGCGCGTGTTGACGAGGTCCGGCGGGGTTTCTCGAAGCCGTTCCGGATGCGTGCGATCAAGCGCGCTCGCGGCGCGGATGCCGTTATGGAGAAATGGCCGTCTCTCCGTCCGTTGCACCGCTGGCTGGAAGTCGATGGTGTGCGATTTCAGTATTATCGCGCGACATGGAACAGGGCGCCGCTGATATCTGACGACGGCCGGATCGAACTCGAGGAGCGGCCCGACTTCTGGACGGCGTGCATCGACGGGCGGCCCGTGGTGACGTGCGGCGCGACCCGGCGCTTCGACACCGAAATTGCAGCAGCGCGCGCGGCGCTCGAACGCTTGGCAAAGGACATCATGCTGTGACTTGGCCCCTACCGAGATTTGCGATATCTCGGTTTTGAGCTATTGCGCTTTCGAGAGGATCATCAAACGTTCCTTCTCGCGTCTATTCTAAACTAGGGAAAGGTGTGGGAGTGGGTCCGATGAAAGCCCGGCAAGAAATTGCCCGGGGCGGCTTTAGCCCCGAAGATGTCGCTTATTTAACAAGCGTTCTGGAGGATGTTTGGAAGGACGTGCAGAGCAACGGGCTTTCAAAATACCAGGATGAATCTGCACAGCGAGAGCGAATTGCAATCATCATCGTTGCGCTTGCATCGCGTGGCGAAGATCGAACGGACTTTAAAGCGGCCGTTCTTCGCCAATTTATGAACGGCGGTTAGCGCACGATTTGTGTGCCGAGCCGACGACGGCAACAAAAAGCCCCCGGCGCTGGGGTGCACCGAGGGCTGAGGTCGTAACAAATCGTAACGCCCGTGCGGCCTAGCCGACCACCTTGCGGCGGCCGACCGTCGTCCGTTCGACTTCGGCGGCAAGCTCTTTCAGCCAGTCCGACAGCGTCGACCGTCCGATAGGTCCGAACTGTTTGACCAGCTCGGCCCGAAGGTCTTCTTGGCTCGCGAATTGTTCGCCGGCATCGATGCGCCCGCGAATGTCCGCCAGCACTTCCACTTTCCGGCTCTTCATCCGCTTTCCCGGCTTCGGACCGTTCGGCGGATTGTTCGGCGAACCGTTCGGCCCCGGGAATGCCAGGATTTCGGCCCCCGGACCGTTCGGCTGCTGGCCGGTCAGCGCCGACTTGAGATCGTCAAACGATTGCTTCGGAAGGTCCGGGAAGTCGGATTGTCCGGAGACGTCGACCGCCGGAGCTGCCGGAGCTTCGACCGGAGCCGGAGCGGCAACCGTCTCGACCTTCGCGAAGATCGCAGGCCCGAACGTCGCGATCATCACGACGCCGATGCCCATGATCCAGGCCCAGCCCCAGGATACGGTCGCTTCCGATGCGGATGCTTCCGACGTCAGGTGCTGACGATCGAGATCAGCCTTGAGCCCGGGCAGCTTCGCTTCGAGTTCAGCTTTTCGGCTTGCCTTCGCCAAATCCGCGTCGAGTTCCGGTTTCTGGTCACGGAACGTCTTGCACTCCGCCTTTGAAGCTTTCGCCGTCGCGTCGGTGCAGCCGTCGGTCCGTCGCCAGATGTTGTCGTCGACCTTCGCTCTTGCCGCGGTGATCGCCGCCTGGGCCTCGGCAACGGTTCCGGCGTTGCGGACCTTCTTCCACTCCGCGTCGGCAGCGTCATAGAGCTGCTTGGCATCGTGGTAGCCGTTCCGGTCCTTCGTCTCGTCGCCGACCTTGGCGCGCTGGGCGCTCAGGATATGAGACGCCATCGCTGTGATCGAGATCGAGAGCAGAAGGCAGGCCGCAATCCCGGCAACGATGCGCTGGCGCGTGTCGCCGGGTGTCAGGGCAACCCAAGCCGCCCTGGTCTGTGAGAGCGAGACGGCGATCGCCGCCAGCACCAGCACGATGCCGGCGAGGCTGAGCGAAACGCCGTAGACGCTGACCGTCAGTTTCTCGAGGTGAGAGCCGAGGTCATAGGCGCGAAGCGCGTTCGATGTCGCTTCGGCCGAAACCGCCAGCCCGACCATGATCCATGCGGCTCGCGGAATGCGCCAGGTTGTGATAGGTGTCGTCATGTGAAGTTTTCCTTCGCGGATACTCACGCGCGGCCTGCCGCCTGATGTGCAACCATCAGGGTCATCGGTGGGCCGTTTGCATGAGTGGGTTTCTAGTGTCGCCGTCTCACGCGCTTTCGATGCGCGCCCGTGCACACGCTCTTTCGGGGCGGCGGTGCAGGCCCGATTTTGAGTTCGGGTGTGGGTCCAAGGTTCGGTGCGTTGATGGGTTTAGTGGGCAGATGATTGTGGAAATTTTCCGCAATCCCGCCGGGTCGTGCGGCCGGGACCATGCGTCCCGCAAGCCGTTGTTCTTGAAGTGCGGATCAGTACCGGACGGACTCTCCGAGATGGCCGGAAAGCTGCAGCTCGTCGCGGCGCACGAGCAGACGGTTGTAAGTTTCGTAGTCCTCGGAACTCATGTCCCCCATTCCAATGCGTCCGAAGTCGTTGAGGTCATTTATCTTGTCGGTCACCTCAGCGTACTCGCGAGTGCAAGGCGTGAACCCCGCACCGTTCGGCCATTCGATTGCGGTGTCGTGCTTGAGTGTCGTCATGTGTTTCTCCATAGCTTCGCCATCGCCTTGCGGCGCTGGGTTCGGGCTGCCGGTCGTCCCTGAGTATCCCCGTTCCACTTCGCGGTGCCCGTTCTGGCATCTCTTGCGTGGCGTCTCGGTTCGGGTAGGGGCCTGCATGGCCGTCTGGTAGTATAGTAACCGAAGCGGTTACAAAATTCAATGCGGCGGGGCGGCACGAGGAAGGAACGTCAAGCCGCGTCCCTGGTTTTCTCGTCACATTTTCGTGATTTTATGCAATCGGAGCGGTTACGGTATTAGTTTGCATATGAGCAAGAGCAAGTCACGAGGCCCTGGGCGGCCGCCAAAGACCGGGGATAGAGCCATGATGGTTTCGCTGACGGTCCGTTTCCCCGAACCGATGAATGCCGAGATCGAGGCAATCCAAGCATCGAGACCGATGGAGCAACCCGACAAAGGTCAAGTGGTTCGAGAGTTGATAGCCGAGGCATTGGAAGCTCGGGCAAAGGCGGCTAGAAGGAAATGAAACGGGGAATATATCGGGGAGAGATAAAATGGTTCAGCCGACAGTGACGAGCGACGCGCATTCGCTCATGCTCTTCGAGGCAAACAAGAAGTCGAATGGCGTCGCCTACGCGCTTTGGTTGTTTCTCGGGCTCGTTGGGGGCCATCGGTTCTATGCGAACCGCAGCGGGTCAGCATTTGGAATGCTGTGTCTTTTCTTGGGAGGTTTGGCGACGGCCGCCACGCCGATAGCTGGCTTCTTCATCTTGGCAGACGGGATTTGGGTTCTTGTTGATGCGTTTCTAATTCCTGGCTGGATTAGGGCCTACAATATGGATCTGGTGTCGAAGTTGACCGGCACACATACGGCTGCAGCATAATGGCATCGCAAGAGCGCATCAAAGCGATAGCTGAAATTGTTTCGCTTATCGAGAGCGCGGCGCAGGACACCCCTCCGGTTGAAAGAGCCGTGATGGCGCGCATACTGAAGGAGATTTGGCTTCACCTGCAAAAGACGGGTGAGTTTGACGATGTCTTGCGCATAACGTCGGTCGGAGACGATCCGGAGCCAAATGCATACCTCGTTACTGACCTTCAAGCGCCAGCATTGATGGTGGCTAAACTGGGATGGAAAATGGTCTCAAGGCTACGCCCAATTTATCGGACTGAGCGAGGTTCTATTGTGAAAATTGTCTCGGATGTGAATGATGTCATGGAAAATCCAGCGAAAGTAGCTGTGTGTGGTTCGCTAGGAGATTTTCTGACTATGCAAAAGCGTGCGCTGCGTCGGCGAAAGCTTGAAGAGGTTTCTATCGAAGCTCTCTGATTTGCCGCCAATTCCGCTTTTCTACCGTTCCTTGAATTGTGTTGCAAAAAAGCGATAGCAGAATCGCGTGGGACAAGGTAGGGAATCGATATGGTTGCGAAGGATGCGCGCCGGAAGCTGAACGCTCCCGGCGCTTTTGTTTTGGGGCTTATCTCCACCAGAGAATTGTGAAGCGGAAGTAGATAGACAATCGTTTCTGCTTCTTCATCGCCCCTCCTTTCATTCTGACGCGTGCACTTGCACCCATTTTACGCTCGTCTGTGCGCTGATAACCGGAGATCTGTCGAATTTGCCGAGCATGCCGCCGCGGTATCAGCCGCATAAGGCGCTCGCCGCACTCCGGCCCGCGAAGCCTGCACAGCAGCATGATGATCGGCGCGGGACCGCATATTCGCGAGGCTATGACCGGCAGTGGGACCGGGACCGGCGCGCGCATCTGAGGCGGTCCCCGTTGTGTGTGTGCTGTGAGGCCAACGGCTTCATCCGGCCCGCATCGCTGGTCGACCACATCGTCCCACATCGCGGCGACAAGGTTCTGTTTCGCGATCCAGCAAACTGGCAGTCGCTCTGCGGCGAGTGCCACAACAAGATCAAGAAGGTCATCGAGGCGCTTTGGGATGCCGGCAGGGTCGGCGTCGCGGCGCTACGTCTCGACCGCAAGATGCCTGAGTATTTTGATTGTGGAGGCTGATCGGTGGCGCAAGGCTTAGAGTTTTCAGAAAAAAGAGCGTTTATCGTCGACCGGTGCAATGAAGTCGGCGATCGCGACCCGAACGGCCGCAAGATCGGCTTGGCCTTCCACGATATTCAATACGGCAAAAGAGTCGCGGTGCTCACAGCCGAGAATGCATCCGCGCTGATAGCAGATTTGCAGATTGCGCTCGTTGCGTTTGATGCACCGTCTGATGACCGGCGCCAAGTGACGACGATGCTCGTAAATGTCGCGATGCAGCTTACGCAGGATAAGTCGAAGGTCGTTGCGGCCGTCATGAAGGGTTCGTTCGGGACTTCCAATCCCGCATTGGTGTCAGAAGTCTTCGAGGACCTAACTAGGTTGAAAAACCGACCCCCCAGGGGGGAGTGAAAATCTTACCGATGTCAGGGGCAAAGACCGCGCGGTTCGAGAAAAAAAATTGGGCGCAAGTTTTTGGAGCATATTATTTTTTTTGATGCACATATCGGGGGTAATTGCCGCGAATTGTGACGCGGAATTCGCAGCAATAAATGGGTAAGCGAGGTCCGAGAGGTAAATCGCCAGAACTTGAGTCCGCTCAAGGGTTTCCTGGTCGGCGTAAAGGCAAAACGAAAGCCGTATTGGCCCGCCAATCCGAGCCGGAAATTGCGGACGAAACGGACATACAAGACGATGTGCCGGATTCACGCTTTGTCCAGCCTCCTCCGTATCTTATTTCGAAGGCGGAGCGGATCGTCTGGTCGGAGATCATGGGCGGGCCAAATGCGCGGGCCTGGTTCAAGTTTTCGGATCACGCTGTCATCGCGCGGTACTGTCAACTCAGCGCCGTCTATCGGCGGCTGACGAAGTCGCTGCCGAAGCCGACGTACAAAACGAAGGGAACCGCCGGCGGCGACATAATCAAGCGCAACCCGGCGTTTGATCAAATGCTGGCGCTGTCGCGGGAAATGCGCGCGATCGAGCAGTTGATCGCGGGCAATCCAGATTCGCGGTTGAATTTGGAAAAGAAGGGCCTGAAGCCGGGCGAGAAAACGCCGAACGGAGACAAGCCCGATGAGCCATCAAAGCCCGGCAAGCCGACCGGACCGCTCGGCGTCTTGAAGGCATCGCACAAGATGAATTGACGGACCCGCGTTGCGCGCTCAGGAGAGCTGCGCCGATGCGCTGCCGCCTGGCGTTGAAATCGGGAAGCAGCCCGATCCGCTAAGGCCGCTCGCCCCCGGCGAACCGCGATACTATTCGCATTGGCGGCAAAAGCCGGAGGGTGCCTGGTTCAATCCTATCGCCGCGCACAACGCGGTGCAGTTCTTTCCGCGGTATTGCAGGCTCACCAAAAAGGAGTGGGCCGGGCGTCCGTTCCACCTCGAGCCGTGGCAGCGCGACTGGATTGTCCGGCAAGCCTTCGGATGGATGCGGGCCGACGGCACGCGGCTCTATCGGCGCATCATCATCTGGGTGCCGCGCAAGAACGGCAAGACGGAACTGATCGCCGGGGTTTCGCACCTCTGCCTATTGGGCGACGGTGTGATCGGCGCCGAGTGTTACGCGATCGCGTCGTCCGGCGATCAGTCCTCGATCGTGTTCAATGCGGCCAAGGACATGGTCGACTACTCGGACGAGCTGGCCGAGCACTATGAGGTTTTTGAGGAGTCGCTGTACCTCCGCGACACGCGGGCGCTCTTCAAGGCGCTCACCGGAAAGGCGCGCGGCAAGCACGGTCTCGGTCCGGTCTACCTGATCGGCGACGAGGCGCACGAGTGGGCTGACGACAAACTTTACACCTATGTCCGCAACGGCATGGCGTCGGCGTCGGAACCGATGGAATGGATCATCTCGACGGCCGGCATCGAAGAGGGTTTCGGCATCGAGATCTGGAACGAGAGCGTCGGGATCTGCGAAGGCTCCTTCGACGATCCGGAAACGCTCGTCGTCATCTACTGCGCGCCGCAAGACGCGAAGATCGAAATTGACATTGAGGATCCGCTCGTATGGGCGGAGGCGAATCCGAACCTCAACGTCTCGGTCAAATACGATTACATGGTTCGCGGTGCGCGCGAGGCCGTGCAGTCGACCGCGAAGGAGAACGATTTCAAGCGCTACCACCTCAATATCTGGGTGGGTCAAAACGAACGATGGCTTCCTATGCCATCGTGGAACGCCTGTAACATCGGCGGGCCTGAGCACTGGCAGCATATCGCGGAGCAGATGTACGGGCGCCGCTGTTTTGGCGGGCTCGATCTCGCTTCGACCAAGGACTTCTGCGCACTCGTCTGGATTTTTCCGCCAGAGAACAACGAGACGTTCTGGACGATCCTGCCGCGCTTCTGGTGGCCGAAGGTCTCGATGAAGATCGCGGCCAAGAAAAGCCGCGTGCCATTCGAGAGCTGGGAGAAGATCGGCGCCCTCGTTACGACGCCGGGAAACGCGGCTGATCATGCGGCGATCGAAGAACAGGTTTTGGCGGACTGCGAATTGTTCAAAGTCGAAGGTCTCGGCATCGACCTCTTCAACGCGCATTCGGTCGCGACGAACCTGAGCGAAAAGGGGGTTCCGGTCGAATTGGTCCGCTTCGCGATGCTCTCGATGTCAGGTCCGTCGAAGACGCTCGAACGGCTCGTGCTCGAGGAGCAGCTCGACCACGGCGGCCATCCGGTTCTGCGCTGGATGGCGTCCAACACCGCCATCCGCCGCGATGGCAACGAGAACTACATGCCGTGCAAAAAGTCTTCGGCAAACAAGATCGACGGTATCGCGGCGAACGTGATGGCGTTGGCGATGGCCGGCAAGGAAGCCGCGCCAGAAAGCTATCTCGCGAGCGGCGAATTGCTCGTGCTGCCATTGAACTGATGGATTGGAACGAACGCACCCGATGAACCAAAGCCTTGAATGGTCCGAGAGCGACGCCAACGCGTTGGCGTCGACCGTCGGCTATGTGCCGTCGCACTACGGCGACCGTGCGCTCGGCTTCGTCGAGCACCGCGGTTTCGAGCCGATGTCGATGGAGGAGGCCTTCGGCGAAGCGCTCGCGGGCGGCCCGACGAAGGCGGGGCTTGTCGTTGGACCAGAAATGGCACTCAGGATCGGCGTTGCGTACGCTTGCCGTCGTGTCATATCCGAGGATATCGCGAAACTACCGATTAGCGTCGTCAAAGAAGAGTACGATCCAAAGGCCGGACGTATTCGAACGACCAATCAATTCGACCATCCCGTTCGCCGCCTTCTCACCGATGCGCCGAACGACTGGATGACGCCGTTCGAATTCATCGAATACATGGTCGGCCTCGCGACGTTTCACAAAGGCGCATACACGATCGTCCAGCGGGACGAAGAGGGTCGGGCGACGGAACTTCTGCCGCTTCTTCCAGGATGCTGCGCACCGGACGTTGATACGATGTGGCAGCTCACGTGGATGGTTCAGGGTTACGGTGAGACGATGCGTTGGCAACCGCATCAGATCTTTCGTCTCAACGGCCCGATGGCCGATCCCTGGCAGGGGCATGCGACTGTTAATTTGGCAAAGGAAGCAATCGGCCTGGCCGCAGCGATGGAATCATCGCAGGCCCGGTTCTACGCCAACGATATGCGCCCGTCCGGCATATTGACGACCGAGTCAGGGATCACAAAGGAGCAACGCGATGCGATCCGCGAAGCATGGCGTGCGGCCTACGGCTCCGGAGGTCAGGGCGGTGTTGCGGTTCTCGACAACAAATTCAAGTTCGAGTCCATCACTGCTGAGGGCGTAAAATCCGAGCTACTCGAAAACCGGAAGCTGCAGGTTTCTGATGTCTGCCGCTTCTTTCGCGTCTTTCCGGTCACGATCGGCCATAATGACGGAAGTCAGAACTTCGCCTCGGTAGAAGCTTTTTTCACGGCCAAGGCGAAATACACCGACCAGCCGTGGGTGGTGCGCTTAGAGCAGGCAGCAACCATTGGGCTGTTGACGGGGGAAGAGCGTAAACAGGGACTGAAGATCAAAATCGACATGGACTCTGACGCGCGCGGAACGCCCACCGATCGTTACAAGAGCTATAGCGATGCGACCAAGGTCTTCATGACTCCGAACGAGGCGCGCATTCGAGAGGGCATGGAGCCCATCGAAGGCGATCCGGACATGGATCGCGTCCAGCTCCAGCGCAACAACACCGGGACCACTCCGGCGCAGCTTGCGGCTCCGAAAAGCACGGCGCCCGTCGAAAGCCCGGTGCCGCCGCAATGAGTGAACGCGCCGGCGTTCAGTCGCGCATGTGTGCGGCCATCGATGATCTACTGGCGAGGCACGCGACGCCCTTCACGCACGAAGGCTGCGTCGAGATGCGTGATCTTCTGACCGGCTTTGCGGACGATTTCATCGCGGCGTCGGAAGCGGACGGCGAAGATATCGACGGTGTGCATTTCGACGATCTGCTGAGTTCGATTTCGTATTTCCAGGACCGCGTCAGCGAAACCCTAGCCGACAGAGAGCCGATATGTACGCCCTCAACTTGAGACCTTCGCGTAGGCAACAACGCTCGTCCGGCGTCAGCGTCGAAACTTACCGCACCGGGCTCGACGACATGGCGGCGGAGGCCAGAGAACTCATCGATAATATCTCCGAATTGAAGCAGCGGGCGCAGCAGGTACGGCAATATCTCGAAGAAGACATCGGCGCGATGAATGCTGCCGATCCGTCGAACCCGGCGATCTCCGAGATGGAGGAGCTTCGCAACTACGCAGACAACATCCTCGCTTTTTTCAGTTCATTCTAACAATCATCGCTGGAGGCCAACCATGTACGCTCTGAAACTGCCGAGTGTGAAATCCCCCGTTCGCCAAGCCGAGCCCGTGCGCGGGCGCGCACGGCATATCCGCGACGATCTTGAACTTCCGGATGCCATCGATCCGGCGATTGGTTTCGAGGACGAACCGGCGCCCGCCACAGAGGAGCCCGTCGTTCAGGCCGTCACGCCGGTTGATCCGCAGGTCAAAAAGTATCGCGCCACGATCACGCGCACGGTGACGCAATCGGCCATCGTCGAATACGAGGCGCTGGAAACGCAGGGTCAATACTCGGTCGCCGAGGACCTCGCCGCGCAGGTTCCGGCCGAATCCTGGACGACCGATGCGGAAAACAGCTGGTGCTATATCGACAAGCTCGAGGACCTCGGTCCGGCATCCGCCGCAACATCCGAAATCGACACGGCGGACGACGATACCCTCGAAACCGATCCGGCTGCGGACGAAGACGACGAGCAGGACGCACTGCTCACCGCTGGCCGCAATCGGCGCGGACGGCGGGCGCGTGCCGTGCGGGCGATGCCCGACGAGCTCATCGCGCAGGCGCAAGATATCCTCGACCAGGCGAGCGCAGCCGCTTCGACGTTGGGAACGGAGAGCAGCGATCCGCAGGCGATCGTGGACACCCTGTCCCAGCTGCTGCAGCAGGTCCAGGACCTGCAGGCGAACGCCGATGGTGACGCGTCCGGCGCAGATGCCGACATCGAAGCACAGGTTTCGGCGGTGCAGTTCCTGAACGATGTCGCGCAGCAAATCTCCCAGATGATCGAAGAGGCGCAGGCGGACGTGTTCGCCGCCGAGGATGAGGCGGCGGCCGCAGCCGCCTGAGCAGTTCGCACATTCGCTGCCGATAGGGATCTTCCATGACAATCCAGACGCGCCGTGCCGGTGTCCGGCTTCAGACGGACACCCTCACCGAAGAGGGTGTCTTCACCGGGTATGCGTCAGTGTGGAACGTCGTCGACAGCTACGGAACGGTTTGGCTTCCCGGCTGTTTCTCCGCTTCGCTCGAAGCGCATCGCGCCGCCGGCACGCGGCCGAAAGGCCTTTGGCAGCACATGGCCGAATGGCCGATCCTGACCTGGCAGGAGTTCGAGGAAGACGATTACGGCCTGCGCTGCAAAGGCCAATTGCTTCTCGACCTTGAGAAAGGCCGAGAATGCTACACGCTGATGAAGGCCGGCGAGATCGATGGCTTGTCGACCGGCTTCGAGACGATCCAGATCGACGATGTGACACCGGAGCAGGCAGCATCCGAATTCGGACTCGATATCGATCCGGCCCTTGTTCGGGATGATGGGACGGTCGGTCTGTTTTCCCGCGTCGACCTTTGGGAGGTATCTCCCGTCACGTTCAATTCGGTTCCCGGTGCCCTTGTCGACACAGTACGCAAGGTGACACCCGTTCCCGATTTCTCAGGCCTCGCCGCGGCGCTCGATCGCCGCGAGCGCGCCCTGAAGAAACTCCGTTTCGCGTAAAAGCAACCCCGGCATAGCCGGCCAACTCCAAACCGAAGAGGTAATCATGGACACCAACGTAGAGTTGGCGCCGGCTTCCGCGCGCCTTGACGAGCCGCAGCTCGAAACCCGCGCCGGTCAGCCCGGCCGGCCGACGCCTGCCGCGCCCGCCGTCGTCACGCGCCGTGCTGTGGATCCGTCGCAGATCGCACACCAGGTCGAGCGGCAGGGTCGGCAGATCAACCGCGTCGCCCGGACGCTCACGCGCAACGAGGCCAATCGGCGTCTGCATGAGCTGAAGCAGCGCGGAATCGAGATGCTGCGGGAGACGGCGGACCGCCGCGCCCGCGATGCTCGCAGAGGCAAGCGCGACGTCCTGAACGACATCAAGATCACGCGGATCAATCGCGGCATCGACGACGTCGAGCGCCGCGAGCTGCAGCAGCTGCGTCAGGAAAATGCGCGCCTGACGCGGATCACCGCGCGCCCCCGGCTCGACGTTCGCGGGGCGAATAGCGCATCGCGGCTGTCGCAGCTTCAGCGCCTGCATCAGGCGGCGACGCGCCACTATCTGCTCACCGGCGAAACCCAGTTCCGTGGGCATTCGCTGCGCGACCTGGAACGTCAGAGTGCGCCGAACGCCAGGCAGGCTTGGGGCGGCTCGAATCCGGACGGCGGTTTCCTCGTTCTGCCGGAACAGGACAAGGGCCCCATCGAGAAGCTGCTGGCAGAAGTCGTCCCGATGCGCCAGTACGCGCAGGTGATCTCGATCAACGGCTACACGTACCGGAAGCCGATCCGCACGTCGACGCCTGGTGCCAAATGGGGCGACCAACTCACCGCTCCCGCCGACAACAACGGCACGCCGAAGTTTGCCCTTCTCGACTGGCCGGCGCACGATCTCTACGCCGATCCGATCGTCAGCCAGGACATGCTGGAGGACAGCGAGTATCCGATCGAGCAGGAAATCTCCGACGCGTGCGTTGAGGACTTCTCACTGACGGAAGGCGAAAGCTTCATCGGCGGTGACGGAAATATGAAGCCTTTCGGTTTCCTCGGGTACGGCGCCGACAAGTATGTGCCGAATGCCAACTGGGTCTTCGGTAAGGTTGGCTACGCCAAGACGGGTGTGTCCGGCGGCTTCCCGGTTCCAACCGGTCAGACAGGGTCTGGAGATCCGGTCATGCAGCTTCCCTACACGATGAAGGCGGCCTACCGCCAGAATGCGAAGTGGATGCTGAACCGGATGTCGATTGGTGCGTGCCGGACACTGAAGGATGCCGAAGGCCGGTACATCTGGATCAATGCCAATCTCGTTGAGGGCCAGCCGGCGACACTCGACGGCCGTGAGGTCATCGAGGCCGAGCAGATGCCGGATATCGCGCCCGACAGCTTCGGCATCGCACTGGCGGACTGGGAAAAGGCCTACGTCATCGTCGATCGGAGCGGCATGTCGGTCGTTCGCGATCAGTTCACCCAGTACCCGAACGTGATGTTCCGCACCCGCAAGCGCGTCGGCGGCGGCATCAAGAACTTCGAAGCCATCAAGCTTCTGAAGTTCAGCACCTAACTCTCATCGAGACATCGGCGGCGCTGAAATGGGCGCCGCCGCATACCCACCAATCGGCCGCCGGTCGGCGCCCGCAGCAATCCGTTTTAGAGAGGTCATCGCTATGAGACGCGATATTACGAGCCTTCTACACCCTGTTCCCCTGTTCCTTCCGAAGGCGGCCGGAACCGACAACACCGCTATGGTGTCGAAAATCATCGACACGAAGGGTTACAACGCCTGCATGCTCGCGATCGTCACCGGCGCGCTCACCGATGCGGACGCGACGTTCACGGTGCTGGTGGAAGACGGCAACGTCGTCGACAGTGAAGCAAACCCGACGACGCTGACTGATCATGCGGCCGTTGACGACAAGTATCTCAACGGCACCGAGGCGCTCGCGGGCTTCAAGTACGACGACGACAACAAGTGCCGCAAGATCGGCTACGTCGGTCCGAAGCGCTTCGTGCGCGTGACGATCACGCCAGCAAGCAACGATTCCGGAAATATCTTCGTCGCAGGAGTCGCCGTTCTGGGCGAGCCCACGATCGCTCCGACGCCGAACCCGCCTCAATAGAATGAATAGGGCCGCCTTCAAAGGCGGCCCTCCAAGCGACGTCGGGCCAAGCCATTCGCACCGTGCCCTAACTCGCCTCACCATGCCAACCACGATTGTTCACCAAAGGGGGCATCCATGCAAGTCAAGGTCACGCGCGAATTCCGGGCCGTCCCGGCCGGCGCCGTCTATCCGAAAGAGTTCCTCGTCGACGAAATCGTCGATGGGCGCATTGCCGAGATCGCGCTCGAGCTGAAGAGCGGCGAGAAGATCGCTGGTTCTGTGTCCAAAGAGCGGACGCACAAGACGGGCGAGACCGCGCCAGCGGCAAACAGCACTACGAACGAAGACGAAGATGAAGACGAAGACGAAGACGACGAAACCGATGGCGAGGCGCAGACGGCAGGTGGCGACGCCGATCCTCCGGCTGGTGTGAAGAAGCCGGAAGCGCCGAAGACCATCATCGTCCGCGCTCGCCTGAAGGACAAATACGAAGGCCCCGACGACAAGGGCAAGGCGATCAAGATCGTCAAGGGCGGCGTCGTCTCGGCGCCGCTGGCGCAGAAGCTTGTCGACGAAGGACTGGCCGTCGTTCTCGAAACGAAACCCGCCTGACGGCGGTTCGCCGCCATCTTCAGCTCAAGAAAAGGTGCATCATGGCAGACCTCACTATTACGGCGACGAGTGTCGTTCCAGATCCTGGCGCCAAGATTTCTCAGAATATTGCGGCCGTAAATATTACGGCAGGACAGAGCGTCGCTCTGTCATCGACCGACAGCAAAAAAGTCGGTCTCTATGATGCGGATGGCTCAGGCGAAGCGCTCATCCTCAATGGCGTAGCGCTCAACTCGGCCAATGCTGGTCAAGCCATAAATGTGATGTGGGACGGGGTTCTCACTATTGGCGCGACGGTCGCCGTCGGGACGCTTTATTTCGGCTCCGACACGCCCGGCGGAATCCGTCCGGCCGCCGATCTCAACAGCGGCGATTCCGTTGGGCTTCTCGGTATCGCAATCTCGACCACCAAGATCGCGCTGAACATCTGGAATACCGGCGTCGTCAAAGCGTAGCGGTCGCTCCAGGTCTGCAAAAGGAAACCCAATGTTTCGACTCGATCTCAGGGCGCCGCGTGCTCCGGCTCGGCGCGACGACGCTACCGATTGGAACATCGCCATTGCTCGTGCGCAAACGGCTGTTTCAAGTGGGGCGCAGCTCGAGGCCGCATTCGACCAGCTCGAGCAAGATGTGAAATCGTTTGTCGAGCAGACGAAGGCGCAGTCCGCGCAGCTGCTGCAGGCTATTCAGACAGTGCGTTCGTCGGCGGCTGCGCAGGCGCAACTCTATGAGCAGGTCGAGTCCGATTACTACGAGGACGACGCGCCGCAACAACTCGCCGATCTCTACAACGAAGCAAATAGCGGCGACTACGACAGCGACCTCGACGACCTCGCCGAAGCGCTCGAAAACCTCACAGGCTGATCTGTGGATTACAGTTTCACGGTTTCCGGCGGCAGCGATCCCGTCACACTCGCCGAGGCAAAGGCGCAGATGCGCGTCCTGCATTCGAATGAGGATGCGCTGATTGAACGGATCATCTCGGCGGCATCGCGGCACGTCGAAAACCGCATCGGTCGAAATCTCGTCAAGCGCACGGTGACTTACAAGCGGGAAGGGTTTCCGCGCGGCGGCGTTCCTGTCGTCTTGCCGCGCCCGCCCGTGATCTCGATCACGTCGATCACGTTCGTCGATCCCAAGGGCGACACGATCACCTTGAGCCCGAATGACTACTTTCTGGCGGCCAGCCTCATCGAATATTGGGTTCTTCCGAAAACGGCATGGCCGCTGGCGGCGCGCGGAATTCCCAGTGTTACGATCGTCTATGAGAGCGGCTATGGCGCGATGGATTCGGACGTGCCGGAAGACCTGCGCCATGCCGTGCTGCTGCTGGTTCAGCATTTCTATGCGCATCGCTCGGCCGTGATGGAAGGTCCTGCCGTCGTGACTCCGATGGCCGTCGACGCGCTGATCGAGCCCCACAAGACGACGGGCTGGATCTGATGGACGCCGGCGACCGGACGGAGCTGATCACGTTTCAGCGTGAGACCGACGCTCGCCGCCCAGGCGGCGGCATGACGCCGACACTCGCGCCGCTCGGCCAGGCCTGGGCGAAGGCGGACTGGATCGGCGGCGGCGAGCAGGTGCGTGATGGCGGGGTCAAGCCCACATCGAAATACCGCTTCACCTGCCTGTCAGCGGCGATCGACGAGATGGGGATTACCACCAGCGACCGCATCGTCTGGAACGGCGACACCTACAACATTCGCGAGCGGCCGCGCCGGCTGCCGAACAAGCCGGAGACGGAAATCGTCGCCGAAACGGGAGTGACATTATGAGCGGCATTCTCGGCACCGAAGATCTGCATCGCAAGTTCGATACGTTCGGCATGCTGATGAAACAGCGTATCGACGACAAGCTCGAGGATGAAGCCAAGGCGGCGCAGAAAGAGGCGGCCAGCCTCGTCCCGGTGCACACCGGACGCGGCCGCGACGCGCTTCTGATGCCGGAAGCGATCAAAGTCGACCGCAGCCGTGACACTGGTGGCAAGCGCGTGACGTTCGGCTTCATCACCAAGGCGATGCGCGATGCCGCGTTCTATCTTTTCTGGGTCGAATTCGGAACGAAGGGCTATCAGGTCGGCGACCAGAGAAGCTCGGGCGTCGACAAGAAAGGGCGCAAGCGTTTCCGCAAGATGAAACGCCATGTTCCGGCGCGCGCTGCGCAGCCGTTCTTCCGCCCGGCCATCGCCAACATGATGGTGCGCCTCAAGCGCGAGCGCGATTTCAAGACGGTCGTCGACGCGGTGAAGGCCGCTGCGGGATTTGCGGACAAGCGGAACTCTTCCTGATGGCGCCCGGCGACTCGCGTTCCGCGAGCCGGCCGCCGGCCGCGTAAAGCCTCGGAGATTTCAAAATTTCATCCATCGCATTTTCGGTGCAGAAGGCGTTCGACGCGCTTCTGCTGCCGGTGCTTGCCGCGCTCGTGCCGCCCTCGAAGGCGACGGCCGGCGTTCCGCTCTACGATCACGTCCCCGACGCCGCGGTCTATCCCTACGTCCAGTTCGCGCGCGCCATCAAGACGCCCGTCGACAACCTCTCCGAGCTGATCGACGACATTCAGCTGTCGCTCGGCGTCTACTCGACGTTTCGCGGCCAGGAAGAAGTCCTTTTCATCCTCGGCGCCATCGAAGCCGCGATGCATCGCGCCGTGCTCGATCTCGACCTCGGCTATCCGCTTTTGTGCGTCCTGGAACGCTCCGACACGGCGCGCGACCAGGACGGCGTCACCTACACCGGCACCGCCAACTTCCGCATCACCGTCGTTCATTAGGAGCCTTACGCCATGACTGCCCAGCATCACGCAACGATGGGAACGAAGATCTATATCGGCACGACCGCCGCCACGGCGTCGACCGATACATACAAAGAAATCGAAGGCGCAAAGGCGCTGAGCAACGCCTTCGGCGTTAGCTTTGCCAGCCTTGACGTGACTGCGCTTTCGGACCTCTGGAAGCAGACGGAGAAAGGACTTGGCGATGCCGGCTCGCTGCAAGTCGGCGGCATGGTCAAGACTGATCAGGCAACCGGTGAGCTGGCTGCCGGGCAGGCGGCACTGGAAGCCGCCTCGCTCGATCGCAGCGACGACAACATCTACAACATCAAGATCGTGCGCCTGAATGGCTCCGGCTACTACATGAAGGTGCGCGTCATGACCTTCTTGCGCACGTTCGGCCAGAACACGAATACCGAGGATTTCACGTCAAGCCTGATGCAGCAATCGCTCGCGACACCGTTCCCGGCGCCCGGCGGTTGATCCGGCGAGCGATAGCAGATGACCGACTTTGTTCATCCGTTCGAGATCGAGATTGCCGGGAGGCAGTTGTTCTTTGAGCGTACGCTCGAACTCGCGCGCCGCGTCGAGAGCGTCACCGGCGCCCTCTATCCGTTCGCCGAAAGGCTCGATCGCGGCCATGTCACGACCTCAGAGCTTGCCAGGGTCTACAATGCCCTGCTGCGCACCGATCCCGATGCGCCAGGTCCTGGCGAGATCGATGACTGGATTTTTCGTTGCGGCACGTTCAGCCATCGCCGTCTCGCGGCGTTCCTGACGCAGCTCGTCGCCGGCAGCGATAACCTGGCGCGCGAGGCACAACGGCTGGCAGATAACGGGAAGGGCGGTGATCGCCGCGGCCCTTTCGTCCCGACGGCTTGATCGACTGGGAATACCTCATCGGTCTCGCCGACTTGATCGGCTGGTATCCAGCCGATCTATACCGCGTCTCATTCTTCGAACTGACGGCGGTACTGGCGGCGCGCATGCGCCGAGGCCGGGAAGCGGACGAAGCTCGCCGCAAGCCGCCGATCCCTGACGATCAGCTCGATCACTACTTCGCCACTCGCAACGCTTTCCTCGAAACGCAAGGGTTCAAGCACTGTGCCTGAAGCTTTTTCGTCCATCGCCGACATGCGGGTCGTGATCGATTCGGCGACGGACAAGCTCGAGGCAGGCCTGACGGTCGCGAAGAACCTCGTCTCGCGCTTCGCGGAAGACGGCGGCCGGGACTTGTCTTTGTTCGATAAAGCCGTGTCGGCAACAGCCGGCGGAATTGAGGGCATTGCATCCAAGGCAAATCTGGTTCTTTCGGGGCTGGCCGCCGTCAAATCCGTGATCGATATGATCGGTGCGTCGGCGGACGCATTCGCCGCTCAGACAGGAACAGAGGATCAGCTCGAGGACGTGAAGACGGCCGCCGTCGAACTGCAGGGCGCAGTTTTGACAGGCTTGAAAACCGCTTTCGACGACGTCAAGGAATCCGCATTCCAGACGGTCGGCAACATCCTCGGGTTCGGTTCGAGCGTTCAGGATACAAATTATACGGCATCCAACGTCGCGGAAGATGGACTCCGCAAACTTGGCGATGCGTTCAAATACATCCGCCAAAGCATCGAGGACTATCTTCCCGCCAGCAAGCGCTCGCTGTCGACGCTGGAAGAGGACATCGACACCGCGAAGGAAAAGCTGCAGGGACTGCAGGACCAGTTCGCGGCGTTGCAAACGATGGATATCGGCGTCGACCCGGCGTCTCTGGACCTGCTGAAGCAGGAGATCGCCGGACTGCAGACGCAGATATTCGTTCTCAATCAGATGGCCGGCGGCGAGCGCATTCTGGCCGCGGCGAAGGCCGACCGCGCGGTTGAGAGCAGCAAGGGCATCGAGGGCCTGCGCGCCGAGACGGAGGCGATGGAACTCAATGTCGAGACCATGCGCATGTCGACGGTCGAGAGCGCCATTTATCGTGCGGAGCTTAAGGCCCGGCAAAAGCTCGAGGAGGAAGGACTAGACGAGGACGCGATCGATCGTGCCATCGACAAGCTTTCGGATCGTTATAGCGATGCCGCCGACGCAGTTGAAAAGTTCAACGCTTCGAAAAAGCACGACGAGGATGCGAAACAGTATCTCGATCGCCTAAATCAGGAGACCGACGCTCTCCGCGACCGTGTCGCTGTCCTCGGTATGGCGACCGCAGCAGCGGCGGCTTATACGCAGCAGGCCAGAAACCAGAGAGCCATTGCGGCTCTTGGCGATCTTGACCCTCAGACGATGGAGAAGATCAACGCGCAGCTCGCAGAGCAGCGCAAACTCAATCAGCAACTGACAACTGCCGAGGATCAACGCAAGCGGCAACAACTGTCCGAGCGAGAGGGCAATAATTTCGAGCAGATTATTGCGGGACTCCAGCGCCAGACGGCGCAAATCATGGCACGGACGGCGGCGATGTACGACGGTACGGAGGCCGGCCGCGTGCAGGCTATCGTCGATCAGCAGCTGGTCAACCTGCAGGCTCGTCATATCGAGATTTCGCCGCAGCGCATCGCCGCCATCCGCGATCAGGCCCAGGCACAAGTCGAGGCCACGATCGCCCAGGAAGACGCACAACGGATGACGAAGCTGACCGGCGACGTCGGCAATGCCGTTACCAGTAACCTCGATAGCGCCTTCCGTAATTTCACGCGCACCGGCAAGTTCTCGTTCCACGACATGACCATGGCGATCATCCAGGACCTGGAGCAGATCGCCATCAAGGCGGCTGTGATCACGCCGCTGACGAATCTCATGACTGGCGGCACGAGCGGTGGCGGCGGGGCGCTGGGCTCGCTGCTCAGCCTGTTCGGGTCGAGCGGATCATCGTCGTCCGGATGGGCCACGACCATCATTCCTGCCTTCGCAGACGGTGGCGACTTCTCCGGCGGGCCGATGATCGTCGGTGAGCGCGGACCGGAACTTATCTGGCCGAAGTTCCCCGGCACCGTCATCCCAAACAACGCGCTGCCAAATGCTGTGCAGCAAGCGACGCCTTCGCCTAACGTCGAGGTCAACGTCATCAACAACAGCGGCGCTCAAGTCTCTCAGGAACGTCGCCAGTCTGGCGGTCTCGATGTCGTCGACATTGTCATCGGCGCCGTCAAGGACGGGATCGCTGGGGGCAAGCTCGATAGCGCGCTCGGCGGACGCTTCGGCGCCAATGTCACGCCGCGGGAGAGGTAACACCAATGGCCAATATCGACTGGCCGGCGGGATTGCCTGAGCCGCGCGTTGGAACGTTTGCCGAGTCGTGCGTCTCAGCTTACGCCGACGATAAGGCGGAGGTTGGCGCTGGACGACGGAGAAAACGGTTCACGCGGACCCTCGCAAAGTTCTCCTTCGACCTCGTGCTCAACGCGACCCAGAAAGCTCTGCTCGTCGGTTTTAGGGACGCCGTGACGGATGGCGCCGTGCTGACGTTCAACTGGGTCCATCCTTCCACCGGCAGCATCTACGAAGTGCGGTTCTCTGAACCGCCGGGGACCAAGCACGTTGCCGTCGGAACCTGGACGGCTTCTGTCTCTCTGGATGAAATCTGATGCCTTCCGTCACCACAGCACAGCGCGCCAAACTCAACCGTGACCCGATCAGCGATGCTCACATCATCCTGCTCGAATTTCAGGAAGACAGTCGCGCCACGGTTCATCGCGCCGCCATCAACAATGAGGACGTGGTCCATCAAGGGAATGTCTATATCGGCACAGACATCGCGATCCGGTTGCCAGCGTCTGGCGACCGCGATGCCGCCGTCCGCCTAGACATGAGCAACATTTCCCGCGTCGTGGGCGCGGCGGTGAATCGCGCCAGGAATCGGGTCGGATGCCGCATCAAGATGATCGACATCTCTGATCCGGACGTCGCGCTCATCGATACCAAAAATCTCTTCATTCTCGGAACGGTCAGCGGAAACAGCGTGCGCATCTCCGCCGACCTCGGACCACGCGCAACGTTGCATGAACCAGTTCCTTTCCGTCGAACATCGCGCGCGTTCTTCCCCGGCGTCTTTTTCACCGCCTGACGATGCTACCAATCACATTGATCGAACGCCTGCAGCTCGTGCCGCACGTGCCCAATGGGAACGACTGGCGCGGTGCCGATTGCTGGGGCATCGTGTGCCTTTGGTATCGCGAGCGGTTCGGCATCCGGCTCGATGATCGCGGCGATATCTCTTACGGCGTCGGTGGATTGCAACAGGGTTTCGACGCTCGCACCGACTGGACTCCGGTCAGCATCGCAGGCAGCGATGACGTTGTCGTCATGCGGGCCGCTAAAGGCCGCCAGGTGCTCGCTGCCGGCCACGTCGGCGTGCATTGGAACGGGCTTGTTATTCATTCGAGCGAAGACACGGGGTGCGTCGCCGTTCCTCTGGCCTCCCGGCAAATCCGACATCGCGTTACCGGTTTTTTCCGGCATCGGAGCCGCTCATGAGCGATAGGATTGAGATCGCTCACAGGCCCGCCGGCTTGCCCGTCCCTTGGCAGCCGCTTCCTGTGCCGTGCGGTGCGAGCCTCGCTGACATCGTCGAAGATTGCTATGGCACCGTGGACGGTATCGCCGCCTGGGTGCAAGAGCCCGATGGCTCATGGCGGCGTGTCCCAGCCGAACTCTGGTCCCAAGTGCGGCCCCGTCGCTCCGGATGTGTCCGGTTCACATATCGGCCGTCCGGCGGGAAGGGTGGCAATATTTTCGGCGTTATCGCAGCGATCGCTCTAGCAATCGTCGCGCCATACATCGGTGGCTATATCGCCGGCACGCTGCTCGGATTGACGGGAACGACACTCACCATTGCCTCCGGCGCCATCGGAGCCGGTGTCGCGATCGGCGGGTCGATTGCGCTGACGAAGCTGTTTCCGCCGGATTCGGCGAACTTCGGCCGGCAGTCCGTCAAGGAATCGAACGCGTATCAAAGCGTCTCTTCCGATGGGAACGTCCTCGCCAAAAGCGCGTATCTGCCACTCGTAGTCGGGCGCCGCCGAATTTCTCCGCCCGATATCATGAGACCGCGCTCTTACATTGAGGACGGAATCGAGACAATCGATCGGTGCCTCGCGTTCTACGGGCGTCACGCGCTGACCGACGTCTGGGTGGACGGCACGCCGGCCGACGGCGTTCAATCTCTCACAATCGAGATCAAGGACGGCTCGGAAGCCGCCGGCGTCTATACGTTTATTGATGAAATTTCGGCACCAATCGCGATCAGCGAAGAACTCTCGACCTTCAAGGCCAACGCCACGAAGCTGGAGGACGCGGAAACGCCATCGAATTCCGAGCCGCGATGGCACGCCTTTTCGACGCCTGCGCACGAAAAGCTCGAGGAGATCGCAATCCGCATTCGGGTCGACGGATTTGCGACATCAGCCAGCGCAACGCAAAAGCTTCGCATCCCGATCCGCATTCGCTTTCGCATCAAGGGCACCGAGGAATGGAACAATTTGCCGGAGATGCATGTCATCGGACGCTCGACGTCGACGATCGTCCGCGATGTCCGGCTGCGCTGGGACGAGGACTTCGGCGCACCTGATATCGATGGCGAACTCGAATGGCAGTTCTGGCAGGAGGTTCCTGCCTCCGGCAAAGACCTTTCGGACGGGAACAGCGGCAAGCAGTGGGAAGGACACCCTTGGTTCGACGGCGGCGTGCCTCTGACATCCGTCAATCACATCACCGCGCAGCGCTTTGGTATTCGCGCGTTCCTTGATGAATCCGTCTTCCCTAAAGGGGAGTTCGAGTTCCAGGTGATGCGGGGACTGGCGCTCAACAACGATGCTCTTGATACCGCATACAAAATCTCAGGCACCGTATATTCGCTGTTCGTTTCCTACGATGCCGCCAATGTCTGGACGATTCCTGTCGATCAGGGCGGGTTCCTGGCCCGAGTGACGCCGTTGCAAGCGACGTCGATCGCAACACGCCACCCGACTGAATGGCCGGAAACAGCAATCGTTGCACTCAAAAGCAAGGGCAATTCCGTCCGCAATGTCACAGTTCTCGCATCGCGCTACGTCCTCGATTGGGACGGCAGCGCATGGGCCGCGCCGACGCCCGATTGCGCCAACCCCGCGACGCACTATCGCCAGCTGCTACATGATTTCTTGACGTTTTATGGCGTCGATACGTCATTGATCGACGATGCGGCGTTCGTCGCCTGGCGGCAAGAATGCATCGACCAGGGCTACGAATGCTCTGCTGTTTTCGCTGGCGACACGGTCGGCAATACGCTCGACGCCATCGCAACGGCCGGTTTCGCGCGCCCGCGGCTGTCGGACGGTTTCGGAATAGATTATTTTCGCGACCGGACGAATGACGTTCCCGTGCAGACGTTCTCTCACCGCAACGGGGAGGAGATCAGCTTCAGCATTGTTCTGCCGGAGCGGCCGTCTGGCTACCGCGTCTCCTATCAGAACCAGGACAACCAGTGGCGCGATGACGAGGTCGAAGTTTCGCTCGACAACGCCTCCGATATCCAGAGCCTGGAATCAGTCCAGTACAAGGCAATTGCGAAAACATCACTCGTTCGCCGCCGCGCGTATTTCGATCTTTTGCAGACTGATCTCCGGCGCCGACAGTGGATCGTTCAAACGTCGGTCGAGGGTATCGTCTGCGAGCGCGGTGACCTGGTCTCCGTTGTGACAGATCTGTTCGATGACAAGTCTCATGGCGCCCGCATTCGCCAGGTTATCGATGCAACGCATCTTGCCATCGACCAAGTCATTCCAGGCGTCGATCCTGGCCCCGATATCGGCGACGACCCGACGGTCGAGCAGATCTTCACGACTGCGGGCGATCGCTCTGTCGCCTTTATCCACACGCCGAGCGGGATCGTGCAGCGCGAAATCGTCAACATTCTCGAATCTGTCATCGAGATCGACGAAGCGCTGCCGGAGGCCGACGTTGTCGGAGCGCACATCAACATTACGACCTTGTCGAATGCGCGGCATCGTTGCTTCGTTGTCGATATCGATCGGTCTCAGGACGAGCGCGCCAAGCTGACGCTTGTGGATGAGATGCCGGAAATAAATCAGATCATGCGCGCAAAATTTGGGTGAAGCATGGGTATCAATCGCAATATTGATCCGGAAAGCTACGATACCGGCACCGCCCTGGCCGACGATATCGCCGCCACGCTGAATTATAGCGTATCTCTATGGCTCGGGCATCTAACCGGCGTGTCCGGAACGAATGCCATCACGGCCGGCGTTGCGGAGAATACCGGATTTTCCGCGCTGACGGACGGTGCTCTAGCGGTTTTAGTGCCAGCAGCAAACAACACTGGCGCCGTTACGCTCGCGGTCGAGAGCGGCTCCCCGATCGCTGTGAAGACCAGCGATGGCGCTGCTCTTGAGAACGGCGATCTGAAAGCCGGCCGAGCGATCCCGATCCAATACCACGGCACCAGCTCTGCCTGGCGCGTCCTTATCGAGGTCCCGAGCCAGAAGGTCGTCGCAAACCAGTCCGACGTGCCGCCGTATTCGATTTACGACGAGATCACAGCATCCGGGACGTGGACTGCGCCGTTCGATTGCTTCGTCAGGATTTGGCTGTTCGGAGGCGGTGCGTCCGGCCGCGCGGGTGGCGCTACGAATTCGAGAGGCGGAGGAGGCGCTGCGGTCTGCATCAAGGATCGCTACTTCATGACCGCAGGCCAACAGCTGTCGCTGACGATCGGACTGGGTGGCGCAGGTGTCAGCCCTACTCGCGACGGCAACAACGGTGGAGACAGTACTTGCACTGGTCCTAATGGTCTGAATATGAGCGCGGGCGGTGGTAAGGGCGGAAATGCCACCAACGGAGTTGGCGGGGTCGCAACGGGGGGTGATCTCAACTACGCTGGGCAGACTCGCACGAGTAGTTCTCCCTCAGGCAGTAACGGCCTTGCGCTCAAATTTACGAGCAATATCTCCCGGATCGGGCCTTTCTCATCCGGCATGGTCAATGCCGTCTCATCGGCAGGTGCACCCTCTGGCGATAGCAACGCTGGCACCGCCGGCATGGCCGTCATCGAATACACGACGGCGATCTCCTGATGTCGGAAACTTACGATCCGAAAATTCTGATCGCTGGCTACACGCCGCCGATCGGATCGCCGTGGGCCAAGACTGGGTTCTCGACTGACACGCCGAGCTGTCCGATGCAGACGGCCATGGGTTTTGTCGCCACCAGATTCTCAACCGATTCCGAAACGGCACCGCGATCTCTCGGGCTCACTTTGGTGCAAGACGACTGGGGATCCTAACGATGGGTATGAATCAAGTTCGCCTCGCGCGCGTCCAGGCGCTGCCGGAAGTTCTAGAAAAGGACATGATCTATTTCGTGCAGACGGGCAGCGGGACGTGCCGCATCGTCGTGACGGACAACGGAGGATCGCCGACAGCGTATAATGCAGGACCCAATCCGCGCGGCGCCTATAGCGGCGCTGAGACTTACACTTTCGGCGACACAGTCAGCTATGGCGGAGCGACATGGAGCTTGATCGCGCCGTCATCGACGGGGCACGCGCCGCCGACACTCCCGGCAGTATCTAATTCCTATTGGACGCTCTTGGCCGAACCGGGGCGGTCTGTGTCTGCTCGCGGAGAATATTCTGGCGCCACGGAATATTCTGCGCGCGATGTCGTTACGCGTGACGGGTCGTCATGGATCTATATCAATTCCACGCCAGCCAGCGGACATGCGCCGCCGTTCCTTCCGTCGACGGAGAACGCATATTGGCGGCTTCTTGCGGAGCGCGGTGCCGATGGCACAAGTTTTATGCCCGATGCGCGCGGCCCGTTCTCGGGGCGTTCGGTATATGACGATGCACTTGGCGGATTTGCTTATTTCTCGACGGATGGCGACGGCGACGAGATCACGACTGCGGTTCTGTTCATCAAAATGTCCGATGCGTCCGGCGATTGGGGCCCTCCGACGCCATTCGGAACATCGGATTACAATCAGCTCACCAATAAACCAGTTCTTGGGACTGCGGCAGCCGAGAACGTAGAAGCATTTGCGACGGCGGCACAAGGTGCCAAGGCTGATACCGCTGTTCAGCCCGAGGACACAATCGCAGACGGGAAGGTCGCTCCTGCAAGCCTCGATTCCAGCAAAGCTGCTGAATTTCGTGCCGTCATCAAGGTCAGTGATACCTACGTCAACGTAAAGGATCATTTCGGCGTTAAGGGCGGTAACGATGCCGGGGACTGGGCGAAAATCCAGGCGGCACTTGATGCTGAGCCGAAAGGCGACATTCTCTATTTTCCGGCCGACAGCTATGTCGGCACGGTGCCGCTCGTCATGTCGAAGCACAAATCGCTGAAGCTCGACCCGAACGCCGTATTGACGTTGAGCAGCGCCGTTTCCTCCGATGATCTCTTGCGCATCGCGGTAACAAATCCCGCGTCCAGCGACGTGCGCAACATGATCATCGAGGGCGGCACTTGGATTGCGGACGCCCGCGCCAACTGCGCGATCAACGTCAACCCGGCCAACTCCACGCCGGGCCAGAACCCGCATTTCGAAACGCATATTCGCAATGGGATGATCACTGGCGGCCTCTGTGGCATTCGCATCGGCGGCGCAACACCGGCAGGCGACACCAATTTCAACACGATCGAAGGCTGCAATATCTCCATTCAAAGTTCGGGCGGCCTTGCCATCAACCTAGACGGCTGCGCCGACGGGCACCGCATTCTGAACAACCTGATGTTCGGACCCGGGACTGGCGTTCGCCTCAACCTCGTGCTCGGGGCGTATAAGACGCTGATCTCCGGCAACTGCATCGTGACGCGCGACGGTGCGCTGCTGGTCACGAACGGGTCGAACTGGAGCTTCGAGAACAACCAGGTCGAGCAGCACGGCGGCACGAATTTGCTAGGTCAGCACATTCAGGTCCAGGGTCTCGCTTACCCGGCGAAGCATTGGCGGATCGTCGCCAACAATTTCGGCGGCGGCAGTGACGTAAACTATTCAATTTGGCTGATGAATTCTATCGCAGGTTTGATCGATGAAAATCAAATGCAGCTCTGCGCTATCGCGGACGTTGGTCTGGTCGATGGCGGTGACGGGTATGCACCAAGATACAACACGATTGGAGCGCGTAACACGTTCCGCGGCGCGCGCTCGATCCGGAGCGATCAGACTGACGCCAGCCGCCGCATGATCCTTGACGTAAGCCCAGGTATCAACAAAGACAAAGGCATTTGGCGCAGCGCTTCCGGACTGACGTACTCGAACAGTTGGGCGCAGAGCAATCTGCGACGCATGGTCGACGAGCACGGCATCCTTCATTGGGAAGGCGCGCTGAGCGGCGGAACGACATCGGCAGATACCGTCATTCTTGCAGCTGGCCAGTTGCCGGCCTGTGAACGCCCCATCGATACGACCGTGCGCGCACCGGTCGGAACTGCCAGCGGTGTTGGCCAGATTGAGTTCGGGACCGATGGCGGGCTGATCGTCAGATCGTTGCCCGCGGCAAGTCCTGTGCTGAGCGGAGTCAGCTACCCAGTCAAATGGTGGGATACGTACGAGGCGACGCCGTAAATTCTCGTTTCATACTCAGCGACAAGAGCAACCCCTGACCAACGCACCGGCACAAGCCGAAGCGTTCAAAATGTGACGCTCACGATCCCTGAACTGCTCGCGATGCTTCCAGCATCGCTGTTGCCTCTCACGCCGTAGTCTTTCACCACATCCAAAATCGGGGGAACCCATGACCAACGCACCGGCAGATGCCGAGGCGCGATTTCGCGCGTGCCTGGCACAGACGCTCAAATGGGAGGGCGGCTACTCGAACGACAAATACGATCCTGGCGGCGCGACGATGCACGGCATCATCCAGCGCGAATACGATGCCTACCGGGCGCGCAAAGGCTTGTCGAAACGCGACGTCAGATTGATCGCCCAGGCCGAAGAGCAGGAAATTTACCGGCACAGCTACTGGGACGAGGTCCGCGCTGACGAGCTGCCGAAGGGTGTCGATCTCGCGGTGTTCGACTTCGGCGTCAACTCCGGGCCGCCGCGCGCCGTGAAGGCCATGCAGCGCGCGCTGGGTGTCGCCGCCGACGGCCGCATCGGGCAGATCACGCTTGCCGCGATCGACGCCGCCGATCCGGATGAACTCGTCGAGGGGATCATGGCGCAGCGCCGCTCGTTCCTGCGACAGATCAAAACATTCTGGCGCTTCGGCAAGGGTTGGATGCGCCGCTGTGACGGCATCGAGCAGCAAGGTCTCGCATGGGCCGGGACCGGCAGCGCCGTGGCTTTCGGGGGCTTCTTCGCTGTCGAGCCGGAGTTCGCCGGCGACGAGCAGGCCGCCTGCCAAGGCAAAGCTTACGACGAGCGGCCGGAGAGGACGTTCGACACGAGCGAGGGAAAGGCGGCGATCGTCACGACCGGCGCCGGCAGTGCGAGCACGCTTCTGGCCGTTACGCAGTCAGCCAGCACCGCCTACAGCAATGGGCATTTTGACCTCGTGCTGTTCCTGCTCACGCTGGCGAGCAATCAGGCGTTCATCGTCGGAGTGTGTGCGCTGACGGGTGGGCTCGTCGGCTGGTTCGGGCGCGGGCGTCTCATCAGGCAGGAGGCGGTGTGATGTGGACCGCACTCGCCCTCCTCTTCGCGCGGCTCAAGACCCGAGCCAAACAGATCGGTGGCGGCGCGATCGGCGTCGCCGCCCTGATCGTCCTCGCCATCGTGCTCGTCGTCGGCAGCATCGTGTGGCTGAAGGGCGTGATCGTCGACGGCGCGATCGCGGGCCGAGATCTCGCTTGGACGAAAACGCTCACTGCCGCGACCGACAAAGCGCGGAACGAGGAAGCCGCTGCGCGCGCGCAGCGCGAGCGCGCAGCGAACGCCGAGCGCGACAAGGCGCGGGCCGAAGCCGAGGCCGCCGTCGACCAGGTGCGCGAGTTGGAACAGGAACTCGCCGCGCTGAAAGACAACCCGGTTTGCTACACGCCGGAAATCACAAGGATCCTGCGCAAATGAAATGGCCTCTCGCCGTCGTTTTTCTCGTCCCCTTCCTGATGGGCAACGGTGGCGGTTGCTCGTCCGAGCCGCCGGAGCCGACGATCGTCGTCCGCAACGTCGAGGTGTCGCCGCCAAACGAATGTCTGACGCCTGACCCTGCTTGGAAGAGCCCGCCGGTCGACGGCGAGCGCAGCAAGGCGACGTCGCGGCGTGAGCAAGAGAATAAGCGCGCGTTCAACGCGATGCGCGCCGAGCGTTCCGTGTGCCGGGCCGGGCTCAAGGCGTCGCCGCCAACGCAAGATTTCAAGGGGTAA